GACTTCTTAAATCCGACCTACGTCGCTTCGAGCTGGGAATATCTAAGATGTTACCTAACGTGCCTCTTAGACAATGTGAATTTGATTGCCTTGTATCTTTTGCCTTTAATCTTGGCTTGGGTACATTTCAGCGATCAACACTCCGTCAAGCGCTTCTTCGTGGCGATAAAAAAGCGGCTATGGAATCGTTAATAAAATACTGCCGTGCTGGTGGTAAAATACTTAAAGGTCTACAAACTCGTAGATTAGATGAAAAAGCACTCTTTGAAGGTAAATAATGCCATTAAGTAAACTTGCGTTTAAACCAGGTATCAATAAAGATCAGACTAATTATGCATCTGAGGGTGGATGGTATTCAATGCAATTAACTAGATTTAGATCTGGCTTTCCCGAAAAGTTTGGTGGTTGGACTGTATCTAATTTAAATGCATATAGTGGTAGTGCTAGATGTGTATTTTCTTGGTCTACTACTGATGGGGCTAATATATTAGGTATCGGTACTAACTCTAAAATTTATGTAGGTGCAGGTACAGCGTTATATGATATAACACCTATTTATGCAACTTATACCCATTCTACAACACCTTCTACAGATAATTGTATTAGTACTACTTCAGGTTCTAAAACTGTCACTGTAATTATTACAGGAAATGGTGCTACTTCATATACATGGGTAGATTTTAGTGGTATCGTAGGTACAGGCTCCCCTCAAAAAATAGGTGGTATTCCAATCACTGAAATGAATAAATCTGTACAAGTTACAGTTATTGACTCTAATACATTTACTTTTGAAGCTACTACAGCTGCTACATCTACTACATCAGCTCAAGGCGGGACAGCAATTACAGCGGTTATTTATATGGATGGTGGATGGCCAATTACTACAGCAGGTTATGGTTGGAGTACTTCTACTTGGGGCCGTTTAACTTGGGGTTCTGGATCTACAACACCTGTTTTCCAACCAGCACGTCTAGTATTTATGGATAAGTTTAATAATGATTTAATATTTAATACTAGCTACGATACATTAAGTACTTCAGGCGGAGATATTTATTATTGGGTTTACAATACGACATTTAGTAATCGTGCTACATTATTGTCTGCTGTATCGGGTGCAGTTGCTGTCCCGCAAAAAGTAACTAAAATATTATTTTCACCTCAAGGTTTTTTATTTGCATTTGGGTGCACTAATTATGATCCAACCGCATCTGCTCCTAATTATTTAGGTGATTATGATCCATTACTTATTAGATGGTCTAATGTAGATCCTGATATAGGCCCTGAACCAGAAAATTGGCAGCCAACTGTTACTAATACTGCAGGATTTTTAAGAATGCAATCTGGTTCTAGAATTATAACTGCTATTAATACCCGCCAAGAAACTTTAGTATTTACTAATGTATCATTATCTTCTTTACAATACTTAGGTACACAAGAAGTATTTGGTTTACAAGAGTTATCTCATAACATTTCTATTATTGGCGCAAATGCGGTTGTAGGATCTAACAATATCACTTACTGGATGGGTCGAGATAGATTTTATACTTACTCTGGTCGTGTGGATACTTTACCTTGCACATTACGTCAATATATATTTACAGATATTAATTACACACAAAGTGCTCTTATATTTGCTGGTGTTAACAATAAATTTACAGAAATTATTTGGTTCTATCCTTCAGCTAACTCAAATGAGATTGATCGCTATGTTGTATTTAATTATTTAGAAAACATTTGGTACTATGGTCAACTAGAAAGAACTGCATGGATTGATTCTGGTGTATTTAATAACCCTGTCGGTCTTGATAATGGTTGGGTATATCAGCATGAAAATGGTACCGATGATGGGCAACCTAATGGAGCATCCCCACTTCCTATTACGTCTTATATTCAATCTGCTGACGTTGATATTGAGGACGGAGATAAATATATGCTTATTCGACGTATTATTCCTGATGTTAACTTTGGTGGATCTGAAACAAATAATCCTGTAACAGGCGCTGCAATTACACCTCAAGCAACTATTACTGTAGGCGTACGTAATTTTCCAGGCGCTGCTCAATCAACAACTAATGCAGAAGGTAATACAACATCAGCAGATATAGTTACTGCATCAGCAACAATTGACCAATATACAAATCAAGTATTTATACGTGCACGGGGTCGTCAAATGAATTTTAAAATTGGTTCAGACACAGTAGGTACTCAATGGCAACTAGGTTTACCTAGAGTTGATGCACGTCCAGATGGAACAAGATCATAATGGCTGAATATATTTTAAAAACAAAAGCACCTAATTTACCTATACCTACTATTACTTATAGTCAGACGTATCAAGAAACTTATAGTAATACAGAAAGGCTTTATTTTAATACTTTAGATGCCGCTAATGGGCAAACAATTCAAGCAGTTAATAATTTAAATACAATGATGTGGCTTAATACAGGAAGTTTCTAATGGCATACGCAAATATAACTCCGTTACAATTAGGTCAAGCAGCGATGACAACATCGTATGCTACGATATATACAGTGCCTACTAATACAAGAACTTATGTAAAAGATATTACGATTGTTAATACTACGGCAGCTTCTGTTAATATTTATGTGAGTTTAGTAGCTAGTGGTGGCACAGCTGGAACTTCTAATGCTATTTTTTATAGTAATGCATTGCCTGCTAATACTACTGTTCAGTGGACAGGTTCTCAAATTATGAATGAAGGTGGTACAATCCAAGTTAAAGCGTCAGCAACTGGCTGTACAATAACAACAACTGGCGGAGAAGCAGTCTAATGAGTATTCAATATTTTCCTCCTATTGCGGGTTCTACTAGTTCTGTTGCTTCAGCGCCTTGGGAAATACAAGTTGCTCGTGGTCTAGTTTCTGGTGCTAGTCAACTTAATATTTTTGCTTATTCGGATACTGTTAAAACCACTTTTTATACTTTGTGGGAACTAACTGGCACTACGCAATACGCATTTCCTACATCTGCGGTAACAATGACTCTTGTTAGTACTTCTGCCTCTGACAATACAAGAGCAACAATTCTTGTTAGTGGGCTTGATTCAAGTTGGAACTTAATAACTGAAACTGTAACTTTAAATGGTACAACAAATGTAACCACAACTAATAGTTTTTTACGTATTAATTCTATGATTATGACAAGTACGGGTACAGGACAAACTACTAACGTAGGCACAATTACAGCAAAAAATGGTGGCATTACCTACTCTCAAATTAACATAGGGGTAGGTAGGTCTCAAGCTGGGGTATATTCAGTACCTAATGGCTATACCATGTACCTTACTTCAATTAATGCTTTTAATGGTGACGCTGCGGCAGGCAATGCAATTAATTATCAAGTAAAAAGCACTAATAATGCGCAAACTAATCCAGTAACATTAACTGTATTACAAACAGCTTGGGATCAAAGATACCAAGTAATAAGAAATAATCCATTTCCATATACCCAAAAAACCGATCTTCAATGGCAGTTTTCCACCGCAAGCGGAACGCATATTGTAGGATTGATTTTGCAAGGTGTTTTAATATCCAATACAGCATCTTAATATGATACAATTACCCAAAATTAAGGACTTTTCTTTATGGACTATACATCAAATCAATCAGCACAAGGTTTAGCATCTTTAGGTCGAAATAACGATTCGATGCTTGTTCACATGACCCCAAGAGAAGTAGGGGGCTTACAACAATTAGCTATGGCTCATGGTGGGTCTTTAACTATTAATCCTCAAACAGGTCTTCCTGAAGCTGGCTTTTTAGATTCTATTATTCCTTTAGTAGGGGGCGCAGCTTTATCTCCATTTATGGGTCCTATGGCAGCTGGTCTTTTAGTAGGCGGTGTAACTGCATTAGCATCAGGTGATATTAGTAAAGGTCTTATGGCCGGTCTTGGTGGTTTTGGTGGCGCTGACTTAGCTAAAACATTTGGTGCTATGGGCGCTAGTGGCGGTATTCCAGTAGGCGCGGGTACAGATGCTGTAAAAGCAGGGATTGCTGACAGTCTCCCAATGGGTGCAGCTGAAAATATTAGTATGTTTACTCCAAATGGTGTTGCTGGTGCTCAATCCGGTATATTAGGTGGTGCTCAATCTTCTTTAGGTCCTTTACAAGCAGGAGCTAATACTCCTAATTTATATCAAGGTGCTAAAAGTATGTTTGACACTGCTGGTACACAAAATCAAATTTTAGGTGGTATTGGGCCACAAACAGTTGCTGGTGGTGGAGGTTCTTCTGCAACTACAGAATTAGCTAAATCATTAGGTGGTACAGGTAATACTTATGGTGAAATAGGTAAAGGTATCGGAGATTTTGCTTCTGATCCATTAGGTCAATGGGATAAATTTAAACAAGCAGGGGGTACTCCGATGAAGTTAGCTGGCCCTGCAGTAGGTTTAGCATTAAGTGGCATGGAACCTGAAGTACCAGAACCGTATGTAGATCCTGATAAAGGTAAATGGAGAGGTCCTCAAGGTCAACTTAATTTAAGTGATAAATGGAGTACAGGTTTACGATTAGCAGCACAAGGTGGAGAAATTAAATCGTATCAATTAGGAGGTCCTGTAGGTAATCCTTCTGTAGGCGGTGGCTTAGCTGATTTATATAATAGACCTGAAGGTCAAACAATGGAAAATATTTCTGAAGATGGGTATGGTATTGCCCGTTTAAATAATTTAGCTTCACAAGAATCTATGCAAGGTGCTAGAACATTAGGTTATGCTGACGGTGGAGGAGTAGTTGCTAGCGATAAAGGTATGAATATGAATGGTCTTCCTACTTTAAATTTAAATTTTGTTAGTAAACCTGCAGATCCTATACTTGATAAAATTCAAACAGATCGTAATAGCCCTTTTGGTTCTATGATGGGTAGTGCTATTCGTAGTACAAATAATAATCCTTTTGGATTTGTAACAAGCAATACGGGAAATAGTAGTAGTCCTTTTATGAATATGATGGCATTAGGGGGTAAAGACAATTCAGCTCTAGCTCCAGCCCCAACACCTAAGTCATATGCATTAAATCTTATTTCAGGTAAACAAGAACCTCAATATGCTCATGGTGGATATTTAAATGGTCAAGGTGATGGTATGTCTGATTCTATCCCTGCTACTATTGAAGGTAAGCAACCAGCTCGATTAGCAGATGGTGAATTTGTAGTCCCTGCAGATGTTGTAAGTCATATCGGTAATGGGTCATCTAAAGCAGGGTCAAAAAGACTTTATGCTATGTTAGATAAAGTAAGACAGGCTAGAACAGGAACTAAAAAGCAAGGTAAAGAAATTAATCCTGCTAAATACATGCCTGCATGAAGTCAGTACAAATAGTAGCGCCAAGCCATATCCATTTAGTATGGCCAACAGTGCGTGGATTACTTAATATTGCAATTATAAATTTTGATAATGCTGATTATGATGTTGAGCATTTAAAAGTTTTACTAATAAAAGAATATCAATTATTGTTTGTAGTATTAGAAAATGAAAATATTATTGGTGCATTTACAGTAGAGATAATTAATCAACCTAACCATAAAATTGCGCATACAACATGTATGGGTGGAAAAGGATTGTTTGATAGTAATACAGTAAAACAATATGAAGACTGGTGTAAAGGGAATGGTATTACAAAAATTAGAGCTTATGCTCAAGATTCACAAGCAAGATTATTTAAAATTAAATTAGGACTTGAAAAAGTCACAAACGTAGTGGAGAAAACTTTATGATTAATTTGTTTAACTGGGTAGAAAAGTTTATTGACTTTTTTACATTAGGTGTAGGTGGAGGCTCTAAAGGAGGTGGAGGTGGAGGTAATTCTACTCAAACTTCTTATTCTACTAACTTACCTGAATATGCAAAACCATTTTACGAAGAACTATTAAAACAAACTGGTAAGCAAGTTTATTCTACTGATACTGAGGGTAACGTAACAGGCGTTAATCCATACACACCATATACAGGCGAGCGTGTAGCTGCATTTAGTCCAGGTCAGACAGCAGTTCAAGGTGAAGTAGCTGGAATGAAAACACCAGGTCAATTTGGTTCTGCAGCTTCTGGATTAAATTTAGGTCAAACAATGGGTTTTGGTGCTGGTGCTGCGGGTTTAGGCCAAGCATTTTCATATGATCCTAGTAAAACTCCTATATTTAGTAGATCTGCGGCTTCTTATTATGCTGATCCTTATGCTTCTGGTGTTACAGATATTGCAGTTCGTGAAGCGGAAAGAAAAGGCGAGTTAGATAAAACAGCTGGTGCACTAGGTGCTATTAATCGTGGCACATTTGGTGGCGCTAGAAATACATTAATGCAAGCTGAACAACAACGTAATTTAAATCAAAATATTGGTGATATTAGAGCTAAAGGCGCTGAACAAGCATATCAAAATGCTCAACAACAATTTAATGCAGATGTAAATAGACAACAACAGGCTCAGCAATATGGCGCTAGTTTAGGTTCACAAATTGGTCTTGCTGGTCTTCAAGCTGGTATTGATACTTCAGGTAAACAAGGCGCGTTAGGTGCAGCAGAACAAACAGCTAATCTTGAAAGACTCAAAGCACAAGCTGCTTCAGCAGGGGAACAACAAGCTTATCAACAACAAATTGATGACCTTAAATATCAACAATTCATGGACCAACAAAACTATCAAAAATCTCAACTTGATTATTTATCACAAATTCTTCGTGGTAATGCAGCAGCTCTCGGCACAACTCAAGTATCTTATGCACCAGCACCAAGTTTAGCTTCACAATTAGGTGGTGTAGGTTTAGCAGGACTTGGTCTTTATAACGTTTTAAATAAAGGATAAGTATGAACATCGTTAAGCTACAGAATATGCTACGAGGCGTCGCTGATGATGCTTTAATTAATTATGTTCAAAATCCATCAGGTGAAGTTCCTAGTTACTTAGCTTTATCCGAATTACAACGACGTAAAGATACACGTGCGCAATATGAAGCACAAAAAGCTCCAGAAACAAGTGTTGCAGAAGATTTAGAACAACAAACATCTCAACAAGATCAAGGTGGCCTTGCAATGCTAGCTGGTCAATCTCAACCGCAAGGTATATCTGAAGGTGTTGCTGGTATGCCTGTTGATGAAAATATGTATCAAGATAAAAATTTTGCTGCTGGCGGTATTATTGCATTTGATGATGGTGGTGATGTTAAAAATTATGCTGGCCCTGAAGGCAGCTATGTACGGTCAGAAGACTATGACCCTATGGAACAATATAGAAAAACTAGACAACTTGGCGCAGCTAATTTAGTAGCTAGAAAATATAATGCTCCTACACAGTCAGTAACTGAAGCAGGTATTAAGACACCTTATGATGATGCAATTGCTTATTATAAATCTTTACCGTCATTGTCTGATAAGAAAACAATACTTCCAGGTGGCATGATTGCAGGGGAAGGTGGGTCACAATATGATAAAGCACTAAGTGATCTTGAAGCTCGTAGAGCTGCTTGGCTATCTGGATCAAAAGACCCATATACTAAAAACTCTCCTATAGGTTCTAAACTTAATCCTTATGGTACAGAACTTACTAAAGGTGAAGTAGCTATTAATGATAAACTTGGAATTGAGGGTGATAAGCAAGCTAAATTAAATGATAAAAAGCATATGACAGGATTAGAGCTTTTATCAGAAGAAGAGAAAGCTAAGCTAAATAAAGGTAAACCTAAAGTTGAAGTTCCTGTAAAAGATAAACCTATAAATGTATTGCCTGAAGATGAAACTAAAGCCCCTATTACAGCTGAGTCACAAATTGAAAGGCTTAAAAAACTTTTAGGTGATGATCCTAGTAGAACAGAACTTAAAGATAAACTTAGTGCTATGGAAAAACGTGCTGCTAAACAAGAAGAATTAGCTCCATGGATGGCTCTTACAGAAGCTGGATTTAAAACGATGCAAGGTACATCACCATACGCATTAGCTAACGTAGGTGCAGGAGCTGAAGCTGGTCTTAAATCATATGGCGCTGCTCAAGATAAACTTGCTGCATTAGAAGAAAAAAGATACGCTCTTATGAATGAAGCTGCTAAAGCTGATCGCGCAGAGAAACTTGCTGTTGTATCTAAAGGTTTTGAAAGTGAAGATGCTGCGTTGGCAAGGGCACAGAAAGATAGAATTGCTAATATGAATGCTGATCTTGAAAAAGAAAAATTGAAGATAACTAAAGAGCTTGGTTATGCTAAGATCAATTCTGATGCTAAGTTATTACAGCAAGCTAACTTTGGATTAAAAGATCAAGCAGCTATTGATAAGTATGTTAAAACTAAACTAGGTGATACTAATGCAATGATGTTATCCACTTTAAAAAATACTGATCCAACTAAATTAACACCTAAGAGAAAACAACTTTTAGATAGTTTACTTAAACAGGAACAATCTTATATCCAAGAAGCTGAACAAAAATTCTCAGTAAATGCTTTATCAGGAAGAGCTAAACCTGGTATGGCTAATACTCAATTTAAATCTAGTGATTTCACAGTAGAGGCACTAGACTAATATAATGGCACGCTATAAAGTAACAGGTCCTGACGGGAAACAATATTTAATTAATGGTCCTGCAGGGGCTAGTAAAGAACAAATTTTAGGCGTGCTTCAAGAAAAACTTAGTACACCAATAGAAGAACCTAAACAAACTACAACAGACGTAGCACCAGACGCAACGCTTGGTGAAGATTTAAAAGATTTAGGTATTAGTGCTACACAAGGTATCCTAGGTCTTAAAGAAGGTGTAACTGGTATCGCTGACATTCCTACATTTGGTATGGCAGGTAAAGGTGTAGCCGCAGCTGAGAAAGCTATATTTGGTGGTACTTCCCAAGAAGCAAAAGAAAAACTTCAACAACTTAAATCTGCAGAAGCTCAACAACAAGAAAAAGAAATTGCTGAAACTAAAGGCTTTGTTCCTACAGCTAAAGCATATCTACAAAGACCTGGTGCATTAGCTGGTGTTATTACTGAATCTGTTCCTAGTATGCTAGGCGGTGCAGGTATTGCACGAGGTGTTATTGCTGGTACAGCTAAAAAAGTTGCTCCTCTTATTGCCGGTGCTATTGGTGAAGGCGCTATTACATCTGGTTCTATTGCTGAATCTGTTCGACAAAAATCTGAAGACGGTTTATTATCTCCTGGCCAAGTAGGCGCAGCTACACTTGCTGGTGTTTTTACTGGCGGTTTAGGTGTATTTGGTGGTAAGGTTGCTCAAAAATTAGGTATTGCAGATATAGATACTTTACTTGCTGGTGGTGCTTCTGAAGCACAAAAAAAAGGTATTTTAAAAGCAGCTATTGAAGGCGTTTTATCTGAAGGTGTATTAGAAGAGTTACCTCAATCCTTACAAGAACAAGCTATGCAAAACTTAGCTGAAGGAAGGCCATGGAGCGAAGGTATATCTGAAGCTGGTGCAAGTGGTATGCTAGCTGGTATGTTTATGGGTGGCCCTGCTAGTGCATTAGCACAAATTAAAACTAATAAACAAATTGCGTTAGATAACTTTAAACCGCCTGTTAAAACTGAAGAGGAGGAAAAGAAACCTGCTACAATATTAACTAAGGAGGAACCTTCTGGTCAAGAAAGCCTAGCAAGTACAATACTTAAAAGAGCTAAGGTTAATGTCGAGGGTGCAATTGATGAGCAACTTAAATCAAGAAAATCTAGAAAGGGCATTCCAATATCTGGAGGATCCACAGATGGAGCTGCCGGAATCACTGAAACAGATGACGGAGCTGGATTGGTTAGCAGCGGAATTAATACTCAGTCAACTCAGGCTGGAGCAGGAACACAGCCAAGTACATTAACACCTGAACAATTAGCAACTGATATTAATAAATCTGGTTTAGAATTTAAAAACCCTGCTCAATTAAGAAAATATATTACATCTAAAGCAACTAAAGTTGGTCTTGCTCAATTAGAGTTAGATAATAAAGGTTTAGTTAAAGACCTCTTTGACCAATATAAAGAACAGCTAAAAGAAAAACCACTAGCTGAACGAGTACTCAATCTAGAAAATCAACAAGAGTTAGATCAACAGCAACTTGATAATCTACATCCATATCTAAAAACAATAAGTCCTTATGCTAAAGAAGCTCCTCTTAATAAAGAAAATGGTATTAAGTCTGCGGCTATTGAAGATGCATTTGATACTATAGATACAGCTAATATTAAAGCTGTTAAACAAGCATTAGTTAATCTTGCGAGGGATAAAACAACTCAAGCATTAGCAGATAGAAAAGCTAATATTGATAAATTAATGCAAGAACAAAGAATTACTCGTACAAAAGCTACAGAGATAGTAGGTCCTGCTGAAGATTATACTTATTCAAGTTTACGCCCTACCGAGTTCATGTCTAAAGATGAACTTAATGTTTTAATAAAAGAAAATGAAGGTACTAGAAAATTAAACAATGACAGAGCAGCAGAAGCTAAAGCTCGTGAAGACTTTATTAATACGCTAACTGAAGACGAAAGAGCATCATTAGAACAACAAAAATACGATGCAATCAATAGAGAATTAGAATCTAATAGACAGCAAGTTATTAATGAGCAATTACTCAAGAAACAAGAGACTCAGAAAAAACAAGTTGCTGCTGAAGTAGAAGAACAAACACAAGAAGTAGCTGCTAAACCTATAGCAGATGTTATGCCTTTGACTGAAACAGAAGGTCAGATTCTTGGTAAGGGTGAGCGGATTGTTAATAAGGCTGTTAATTCTGCTCTATCTAATAATAAACCATTCCTTGATGTACTTAAAGATATTGCTGGCGGAGAGTTCAATAAATACTTTTCATATCAAACAGTAGCTGATATGTTGCAACAAAAAATATCTGTACTATCTAAACCAAAAGGTATGGGTGTGAAAGGTACGCAATTACCTACAATTAAGTACGGTACTGTTGAAAAAGGTAAACCAGGTAAGTTTGATCCAGCTACTAACACAATTACAATTGACCCTAATAATGCTAAAAACCTAGATATGGGTCGGGTCATTACGCATGAAACATTGCACTATATGCTAGATCATATTATTGATAATCCTAAAAACTTATCTGAAGGTCAAAAGAATTCTCTTAAGCGTTTAAAAGAACTTCATAAACAAGTTAAAGATAAGTTAGGCAATCAGTTCGATATTCCTAATCTAAAAGAATTTGTTGCAGAAGCATTTACTAATAGTGAATTTCAAAAAGCTCTAGCTAGCCTTCGTCCAGCGCCAGGTAGTAAGTTATATAGAACTGCAGCTGATATTGTATGGAAGATTTCTAAAGCGATTGTTGGTGCATTAGGACTACGTTTAAATACTGTTAAGCCTGTCATACTAGAAGAAACAATTGACATGGTATCTAGCATCATTACTGATAAAGCATATACATTACCTACGGCAACTATGATAGGTAAGAAAGTATCCTACGCGCCTAAACAAGCAGGGCAACCTAAAGCTGTTGTTGATCCAAAACAACGTAAGAAAGACCTAACAGTACATGAATATCATAAACCATCTACTACAGAAGTAGTAAAGAAAACCTTTGTTGGAGAACCTGCTAGAGATAAGCTTATTACTAAGTTCCAAAATAATAGATATGCAATTAAGAAATGGCAAAAAGATTTACAGAAGGCTGGACTCATTTCATTTGCTGGTGATGGTTTTACTAACATCAATGACCACATTACTTTAGCATTTGGTGAGGCTAACTTTAGACAAAAAGAATATTTAGATCCTCATATCCAAGCTTTACAAGGCGCATTAAACGATTTTGCTAAGAGTACTAATATGTCTATTGGAGAGGCACTAGGTACATTACATGCATATTCTGAAGCTCTACATGAACCTGAACGTCGTCATATTAAATTTTTAAAGCATGTACCATTAAGCACTAAAAAAAATATTAAAGTTGGTAATAAAGTATATAGCGCAGCAGATGAACGAGCAGCTATTTTAGAGGCGATATCATCCAACGAAGATTTGTCCGATACTGACGTTACTTCAATGCGTAACTATTTAGAATGGTTAGTTAGTAACTATAAAGATGCAGCTGGTCAAGGTTCTTATACAGGACCTAATGCTTTAATTGAGCAAAGCGCGGACTATAACGTAGCTGGTGGATTAAACTCTCAAGATGTTGCAGCTATGCTAGATGAATATAATAATGATCCATATAAAGAACAAGTTGATAATATTCTTAACTTATTAAAACCTATTCAAGATGCCTCTATTGAATTAAATAAACAAGGCAACTATTGGGGTAATGGCGCTAATAATATTAAAAGATTCTATAATTGGGAACACTATGTACCATTAAAAGGTCGTCCTAATAGCAAGATGCCTAATAATATTGATGGATTAGAGTTACAAGATAAGCGATTAAGTAATGAACTTAAAGACGGTGTTATGCCTATGGAAGGCCGTACAACAGATGCAACTAATCCAATTGTCCAAGTTATGATAGATAGCGCATTATCTGCTGCTCGTGCTGGCCGTGCGGGATTAACTCAATCAATTAAAAATGCTATAGATAAAAAACTATTAGATGGTAAAGTAGTAGCTCATTATACTTCTCAAGAAATATATAAGGGCCTAGATGAAAAAGGCGAGCAGTTAATGAAGCAACGTAGCAACATTTTACATTACAACAAAGATGGTTCTTTAGATATTCTTCATATTGCAGACCCTCATATCTTAGAATCTATACGTCGTACATATCAAACAGGACATCCTGTATTAGATTTAGTTAATTCATTTACAAGTGGATTAGGCCAGTTACATACTCGATACAATCCTAGTTTCCCTATACTAAACTTTGTACGTGATACTTTAACCAATGCATTTGTTATGGCGGTAGATATAAATCCTATGGAAGCATTTAAATATCTTGGCGCTGTAAGTTCAACAGTTGTGAATGGTGGATTATTTAAAGCAAATAAAGTAGCTAGGCTTTATGGTAAAGGTGATATTGCGTCCTTACGTACTATGGCAAAATCAGATAAATACGTCCAAGATATGCTTGAATTCATAGAGCATGGAGGCCTTGTTTCTGTTGTAGAAGGGCTATCGGTTAAGGCGCAGTTAAATAGGCTTTATAAAGAACTTAATAAAAGTAAAGTAGCTATGCTAAAAGAACAAATTGATCCTATATTTGATGCTTGGACTTATACTTTTGAATTGGCTGCAAGAGCGGGCGCGTACCATGTCGTTAAATCAAATGCATTAGCAAACGGTAAATCTATGGAAGAAGCAATACAAATGGCTACTGTTTATGCTAAACAACTTGCTAACTTTGAAGAAGTAGGTGAATGGGGTAAAGGTTTAGGCGCTATGTTTATGTTCTTCCGTCCATCTGCTACAGGCGCTGTTCGTGCATTTGAATCTATCGGTCCTATGTTACGTAGTTGGGAATCAGTAAAAGCAAATCTACCAGATACGATTACTAAAAATCCTGAGGCATTGGCTAAGTATGAAGAAAATTGGAGAAAACAAAGCCGTGCAGCTACAGGTGTAACGATGGCTTTAATGGGCGCAGGTGTTACTATTTATATGATGTCTGCTGGTTTATCAGGCGATGACGATGATGACCGCAATAAAATGCTCAACGATGACTTATCACGTTGGACTCGATTTGCACGATTCGATATTGGTACAGGTGATAATGGTGAAGAACGAGTAATTCAAATACCATGGGGTTTTGGTATGGGTGCTTTTGCTGCAGCAGGTGCTCAGATAGCGGGCGCTACAATGTCTCCATCTAATAGCATGGCTAGTGCACTAGGTAATTTAATTAATATTGGTCTAGATTCATTCTTGCCTTTACCTATATCTAGAATTAACCCTACAGATAATTTTCCAGCATTTGCTATGGATTCTCTTACACCATCAGCTGTTAGACCGTTCCTTGAATATACGATGAATAAGAATTCGTTTGGACAAGAAATTTATAATAATAGAAAATCTAGATATGGTGATGCATATACTGGCGGAGATAATGTTCCTGATATGTATAAAGATGCTTCTCGTATGTTATTTAATGCTACAGATGGCGGAATTGATTGGACTCCAAATACAATGTATTTCTTTGCTAATAACTATATAGATGGTGTTACTCGTTTAGCACAAGATGGATATGGACTTGGTTTAACAGTAACAGGACAAAAGAGTTTTGACCCTAAAAAAGATTTAGTTATATTAGATAGTTTCTTAAGTAATAAATCAAATGTTGATGCTAGAGAGTTTGCTAAGACAGAACAAAAGGTTACTGAGATAGAAAAAATTCTTAATACATTTAAGTCTTCTGACCCAGAAAGATATGTTGATTATATGATTGATCACCCATATGATGCAGCGATGGTAGAGGTTTATAATAAATTAACTTCTGGGGACCTTAAAAAACTAAGAGAACAAGCAAATGTAATTAGAAGATTCCCTGATCTTACACCGAAAGAACGTGCTGACTTCTTAGAAGAAAATAAACGTATGCAGAATATGATTAAAGCAAATATTGTAGATACAGTTAATATGTATAAAGAAATGGAAGACTAAGCTATAAGCCAAACTCTAACACCTAAGTGGTTTTCTTTAGTAGTAATATAAGCTCTAACTTTTACTTTAGCCCTCTTAGCTCCGCGCTCTACTGCATATAACATCTCAGCAGTATTAAGTGTAGGAATAAAAAAGCTTTCTCCGATTCGCATATAATCAAAGGGAAATAACCATTCAGGTTCACGTAGCTGACTCAACTTCCATACCTTTCGCACCTAAAATTCTATCTACAAATTCTTTTCGTTTAAATCCGTAGCATCGTACATTATATTCATCGCTTCCTGTATATTTCCATCCTGCAGTCATACGAATACGTTTTTCAAATAACTCAATACCTGTATCTTTAATACCGTTTTTAAACTCCATTATGTTTGCATTTTTATCTGTGACTAAATATCCATTAAATACACTACGTGAAATGTAGATAGTACCATTGTCCTCAATTCTAATAACTAATGGGGCTTTTGGTTCTTCATACATCTTACCGCCTTTAACTACTAAAGTACCCGCATGATTTTTAATTAGGAACTCAGATAATAAGTTCTCATAGTCCATTGTATTAACTTGAATAATATTTTGTTTAATATTTTTAATTTCCTTAACAATCTTTTGATAAATTCTTTCTACTCCAAAGTCATCTAGGATTTGATACTGATTACATATGTCTCCAGCGCCCATAGAAAAAGTAATTAAATTATGATAGAACCTATCTGCTGGATCAAAACCAATATCATCAATAAATCTATCTAACCACTTTTGAAATATAGGTCCATACTTCTGATCTTCATCATTAAAGTCTCTAATAATATTACCTTTAGCTTCCATATCATATAAAGATTTAATAAACATAGATCCTGCATGACCAAAGTTATGTTTCATAGTTTCAAATATTTGCCTACCTAAAGATTCATCATCTCTAATGGCTTCTGGTTGAGTAATCATAAATTCAATAAGACGCGCAACTTCACCATTAGGATCAGCTTTAGCTGCAGCTAGCTTGTCATAAATAGACCTATTAGAAGTCATAACTGCAATCATGTTAGCTGAAGCTTCATAAGCACGTTCAGCATTGAAAGAACCTTCCGCTCTAATTTTAGCTTTACCTGACGATAATGCATGAATCGTATTAGATAAATCGTCTGCTGTCATATTTGTAATTTCGTCTAGAGCTAAAGGTAGGTTATGTAAAGCATTAAGTCTAGACTTTAATCCATTGAATGTAGTATTTTGTTTACCAGTATGAATATGTAATGCCTCAGGATCTCCCCACATACTTAATGCAGAATATAGCGCACCTGTCTTAGCCGCACCAGCTTTACCTGTTAAACATATTGTGCCGCCAGCTGTTGAAGAATAAGCCATAAGTGGAGAAGCAAACCCAGCTAACATAAAGAAAGCATGTAGTTCCATACCTGGCAGATTAAGTTTATTAGCTGCTTTTTTCCAATTATCAAATGAACCTTTCTCAAACAATAAAGGCCCCACAACTCGCGTAGGTACCGATACTGGGACATTAAGTACCTCTCCCGTTCTAAGATATTCTTTATCGCCTAATACAAAGGATGTATGGTCTTTATCTGTCCAGCCCATTTGAGTACGCATAATATCGTCTCTACCTTTGTTTTCTAAGTACTGACCCCATTTAGTTATATAGTCCATAAAATGTAATACGTTCCCTCTGTTAATAATTACTGATTTACTTGCTAATATATCCATCATCTTATCTGGCGAGTATGCACACTTGATTGGAAATAAAAATTCTCTGGCAGCATTATGTTTATACTCTACTCTAATTAATAAACAATCGCCATCAACATCATTTCTAAGTTTCTTTAATGCCCATACATTCTGCTCACATATTTGAATTGGGTTACTATCAATTAATTGTTTTGTTGCTTTATCATATTCAGGAGGCATCTCTTTAAATATACCCCCATTAGGTCCAGCAAAAAAAGGTAACAAAGATGGAGGTAAACTAAATGAAGTTGTTGTAGTTACTGTAGTTACTGTTTGTTCTACTGCACTGAATATAGCTTCATTGTTTACTTCAGTAATAGGAATAATAGGTGTTTCTCGTAGCTTACGAGCGAAGATAAGAGGATTAGTAATTGCGCCTTTCTTAGGACATCCTTGGCAACCTTCTGAATTAGCATTTTCAAATGAAGTACATGGATGAACACCACCAAATGTAGCTGCCTTTAAGATGGTAGCTTCACGATTATAATTCTTTGCTTTTTCTGATATGGTATGAATAGCTGTTTCAGAATCTATACATCGACTAGCTACGGTTAACCCTGCTGTCCATAAGTCATAAGATACATCGTCAGGATTCTCATATAAATGTTTAATCTGATTACACCCAACACCTTTTATACTTAAATCTAATAGCTTTTCAAAACTAGATTCCCAATTACTAGCACCTTGCGCTTCACGTTCTTCTTGAGTCATGCCTTTTTTAGCAGCTTTTAAAACAGCTTCAAGAGACAAATCTTTAGGGCTTACACTATCTAAAAATTCTTTGAACTCATCAAATACATAGACAGGTAATGCGTCGCTTAATACTTTTGTTTCTGCTGGTGGATTAGCTTTCCAGTTTGTGCAATTAGGTGTTCGTGTAATTCGTGCCGCATCTGCTGTAACTTGAGCATCAATCTTTAGTCCATTATCTAAACAATATTTTTTAAATACTTCAGCATAAAGTTTCCATTCTTCAATAGGAATATCTTTATCAAAAGCCCACCATGCCCACATACCTCGACCTGAATCAAGCTTAATGGGTGGCGGTAAATTAAATTCTATTATGAAAGAATCAAGTGCGGTTTCAGCTTCCTCTTTAGTTAAATATTTCTTATCATTTTTTTCATCATCAGGTATATCTTCTTGAGGATCTACATCTAAGTCTACAAAAAATGATCTAGAATATATCGCATCATCCTTAGCTCTTTTGTATCCCTTAAACGTACTATGTGTAACATAAATACTTGTACCTTCAGGTTTTAATTCATTAATTTTAGGCTCAATGTCATTAATAGATTCGACATAATAATGCCTTGTTCTTGCATCTTCATTAGGCTCAATGGTGGCTATACAATATACACCTTGTGAGGGAAGTACCTTCCTATAAAATTCTGTTATACCAATCATATACAATGCTTTCTATTTTTAGAGACAACACTGCCCCATCACACTTAATGTGTGTTTTTAAAATTATTACCGCGAAACTTTATTTTACTACTAAATATCTACAGAGTCTAAATATTGCTGAGCTATAGAAAGAGTAGGTGCAGGTAACTTCCCACTATCAAACCCTTTAGTAACTTCTTCAATAAATTTATTAACTCGTATCTTATTTTTATTTCTTATATATTGACCCCTGAACCAACTATGTATCGTGTACCGTGATACGCTTAACTTACGTGCAACATATAGCGTAGGTAGGTTTGCTTTGACACATAGTTTAGCCAACTGAACCCCAAGGTTATTAGGGTTCAAAGTCTGTAGGTTCGCTAAAAAATCTTGACTATAGGGTCTTGCCATTAACTTTTAACCGACCATTTCTTCATCACTTCGCTAGCATTATTTACTGGCTGAGGTGCTGCTTGGTTTGAAGGACGTAGTACAGGTTCAGATGCATCTACATCAGATGTAGGGTCTGATACTGTTGCTGTTACTGGAGTACTTGTTGCTGTTACTACAGCTTCGGCTGTACCTTCATCATTTTGAAATACAGTTAATTTAACGGCTGACTCAGCTGCTGCTGATTTACCTTGTCGTTGTAATACTTCCAATATACTTGCATCAACTGCCGCGGCTGGAGAGAACAATAACTTAGGTGTTGAGGCCTTAGCATCAAATTGCATCTTAGTTACTACTCGACCTGCGCTTACATTGTTGTTAGCTAATAATTGAACGTATGGTCTGAATGGATATTTACCGCCTTCTTCTTTACCAAAACATGATGTCGCAGGTAAAACTAATTGCATAACATCACCAGCTGGATCAGAAGGTAATACAACGGCCATTCTCCATGATAGACGACATGCTGTACCCGTACCGTTAGCACCTGAATTTTTAGCGCTAAACTGACATGTATCGCATGACTTAGACTGTGGTGTTTTAACATCAACATCAGGAATACGGCTATCACTTGACCAACATGTCGGGCTAATTTTCTCGCCTTCTTTATATGATTGTGCATAGAACGTTCTTGAAGCTGTGTGAGCCATCTTAACGATGATTACATCCATAAAATTATTTTCAGCAACACTAACTTCTTTGCCGCCAACTACTTTACGGAATGCTTTACCACGAATTGAAATACGTTTGTTACCTTGATTGATAGCACCCCCAGCAACGGCTAGTGTATCTTCATCTAACCCTGTCTGAATTAATGTGCCACTATTTTGTAATATTACTGATAATTCACTACTCATTTTATTCTCCACTAATTTGACTTAATTGTCGGTTTGCGTACTGTTATTGCGAATTCTCGCAAAGTGCTGATGCCAGGGGGCAGGCCGTCATCTTGACGTGTCGTCATAAATTCTTTGAAATTGGTCTGGCTAATACGTTGTTGCAAGAGATCGAGTGCGTTGTTTTCCACAACGAATTGCTTAAAGTTATCCCAGTCGCCACAAGTATAAGTTTCTTTCAAAGACTTTATAATAGTCCCACTCCCTGTACGTATGCTATCAGCATTTATTTCATTGCAGGCTACTAACATTGCCTGTTCCAATTGGTCTAAGTCCGTTTTTAATTCAGAGTCCTTAGTTTCCCACTGGTTCTTCAGTGTATTCCTTTCATTTCTAATTGTCAAGTATGTTGTAACTAAATCATCTAACTTCATGTCGCTCATTTATTTCTCCTTCGATATATGCGATTAATAAACTAACTAAAAATATTACTGCAATAAAACTTAAAAAACATATAACTACATACTCTTCACTCATCTTTTCTCCTTAAAAATCCGAACGGGCATTTAGACTTCTTCTTAAAAAACTTACTTTTTATTATCTCTACATACTCTTTAGCCATTTCATAATTTCTTTCTAAAGTATTTCCTGGCATATATTTTTTAGTAGTTGCGCTAGCCCATGCAATTTTATTTATATCTTTATCTATCACTCTTGTAAGAACCACATTCTTATCTGTAACAAAACGTACATAATATAGAGGGTCACCACGTTTAATAACTATAGGTTTTTTATCATCTAATATTTCTACTGCAAATTCAACTACTCTTATCCATTTAGATATATCGTATGTACCCGTTATTAAATTTATATTATTTGACATTTTTGTTTTATGCATTGTTGCTTCTAGTTGTTCAAGCATTACGGGTTCATCACTAAAAAATACATAATGAAACTTAAGACTTAACATACTATAAGTACTATTTTGATCTAATCTAGCATCTACATTTTTATTAAAAAAATCTTGATCATATTCTTTTGTAGTTATAATTTTAGTCCCATTTATATTTTCTACTTTAATTGTTAAGTCAACAGGGCTTTTAATCAAAAAACAATTCTTATAATAGTCTTGGAATGCGGGGCACTTTAAATACTCAGCTCCTTTATCTCTTGATTTAATAATATCTTTAAGGACAGGTTCTGGAGCATAAAATCCTAGTTGTTTCCATTCTTCATCTTCTTCATAGACGCTATATTTAATTTCTATACTACTCATGCTTCTATTTCCTCTCTATATAAGTCGACTAGCTTACTGTGCATATCCACCTTGCCTTGTAACATCTGATACATTTTCTTTTCGATTTCTGAACCTTGTAAGTGAACGACAGTCATCTTATTCTTTTGTCCTACACGATCTATTCGAGCTACGCATTGTAGGTATGTTTCAACTGATAACACAGGAGACCAGAATACAACCGTGTTTGCCGCAGTTAACGTCACACCGTGAGAAGCGGCTTGTGGTTGAATGATTAAAGTTTTAGGATCTTCACTTGTTTGAAATCTAGTAATGATTGCCGCACGTTCGGTAGCTGATACTGACCCATTAATAATTTCATTAGTGATACTGTGTTTGTTTAGATACCTTGAAAGTACTTCGATAGTATGCCGATACGGTACAAAGATAATAGTCTTATGTTCTGTTTCATCTAGTACCTCTTGTAAAGCCGCTAAGCGTGGAGATATATCAAACTCAACAACTTCTTTTTTATCTGTATATACTGCGCCACCTGATATTTGTAATAGTTTATTAACGTTAGCTGCCGCATTAACTGCTGTAACTTGAGCCCCCGCAGCTTCAATAAGCATATCGTTTTTTAAAACTTTATAATACTTTTCTACTTGCGGTGTAAGTGGTACATCTCTTGTTTGATACATAACATCAGGCAAATCTAGACAATCTGCTTTAGCATATCGAATAGAAGGTTGAAGGGCTTTAAAGATTTCATCTTTAGCATTACGTTTTGGTAGCCATTTAAATCGAGTGACTTGATACATAACTTTATCGCGCCAACCTGCTGATACTTTAGGTACTCTATTAGGGCATACAAGCTTTGCTAAACCAAATGCATCAAGTGGTGATTGTGCGGCAGGTGTGCCAGTTAGCATCCATAGTCGCGTAGAAGGTTTTAAAATTTTAGATAGTGTTTTCCATCTAGCGGTAGTAGGAGTTTTATATGCATTGGCTTCATCGACTACTACTAAATCAAAATCTGCATTTGCAATAGCATCTCTGACTACAGCTACGCCATCGTAATTAATAATAACAAACTCATAGTCGCCGTTAATAATCTTTACTCGCTTCTCAGCTGGGCCGTGTGCAACTGCTGAGGTTCTATGCATACATGTATTAAAGACATCACCTTGCCAAGCTGAATACATAATTGAAAGAGGACAAATAATTAATACTCGTTTAATTTCTCCTTGTTTCATTAAATAATCAGCCGCCCATAATACAGATGAAGTTTTACCTGTCCCTGCTTCATTGAAGCAAAAGGCTTTACGATTTATAGATAAGAATTCTGCGGTGGTTTTTTGATGATTGAATGGTTCGTAGAGACCTGGCCAGTTGTAATCTCTAACCATAGGTGAAGGTAAGTAGTTTCTAAAGGATATTAATTGATTGAGTCTAGTCATTTCATCTAGACCCCAGTACACTAAAACATCAGCAAGATTACCTCGCTTTTCTAGCACCTCACTTTTTTCAATATTATCTGTAATGTGAGATACGATATGTTCAGGAACAGTGAGTTTTACTGCTTGGTTATCTAATATTTCCATACTATCCTTAACTAAATTAACTAAGCCTATACAGGCTATACACTACGTCTATCTAACTATTTTACTGCAACTAAACTATATGTCAACTATTTATTCTTACGTTCTCTTTTACTTATTTCAGATATTAGGTTACCTTTGGAATCTCTTTTGAATGAACGGTTCTTAGCCGCAGATTGAATTTTTAAACCGTCTTTATTTGAACCACCCTTATCAAGGGCAACTACGTGTGCTACATCTTTACCTTTACGTTTAGGCGACTCTTTTGTTACTGTACCTGTATCCCGCTTATCGATAGCGCGACGACCACGTTGTCTTTCCATGCGACGGTCGTGCTCACCCCTAGCAAGTTCTTGCTCATATTCTTTCTTGTAGGGTCGTGGTTTGTTTACGTAAGGCATGGTGATATTATATCTTAACTCTTATTAAATTCACAGGATTTTACAGGGCAATATCCACATAAAGGTGTAGGATTTGGTGTCCATATGTTAGATGTATATGAATAATCAAGCCTTGTAAGTGGCGCTAAGAAGTGGCCCCAAGACTTATCTATGTCTTCTCGTTTATATTCTTCAGGGATAAATTGATTATGCGCTAAAAATAATAACCCTGCCTTAATTTTATTTACTTGAGGAAAATGAGCAAACGTCATCAGTGCCATAAGTCTTAATTGTTTTGGGTCTGGGTACTTATTACTTCCTGTTTTATAGTCTACAATAAACGCAGTATCACCATCAACAATAAGCAAGTCAGTAATACCACGAACCCAACGGTTAGGGTCTTCAAATTCGCAAGGCGTTTTTTCTTTCGTAAGTGCCATTTCGTGTTCACAATATTTATCTCCTGGGATAGCAAGTAAATCATCTACTAAAGGTCTAAACTTCTGATAGTTTTTAGCAAGCTCGGTATTACTTCTTACATAGTCTTCTAATGCTTTATGAACCTCTTTACCATAAATAGTTTGAGGGGTATCTTGAAACGTATAATTCTTTAATACTCTAGTCTCTTGATACTTCTTAGCACAATTCATGTACTCTTTAAGAGATGAATAAGACCATGTAAATTCAGCCATTAGATAGGAGTCCTTCTTGCAATCTCTTTAGCTATCTTTGCTTTTTTCTTGCCCGCTTCTGCTTTATCTAATAACTCATATAGTTTTTTCACGGGTAATGCTTTCAATCTATCTTTACCTGTTTTAGTTTTAAACGGATCAGCTTTGCGCTTACTTTTGTGTACTTGTGGTTGTGCCATCATCTACCTTTTGGACTTCGCCTGTTGATTTATTAAGTTCGTACTCAGCTAACTTTTCATGTGTTTCTTTATGGTCTTTTAAATGCTTCCTAAAGATTAAGTCAAAGTTCTTTTCAAACATTTCATTGTTTGGTTTTGATTGTAACCAATCGCCTGTTGATTCATTTCGTGCGGTTTTACTCATAATTAGTCCTTATGTCTATTAATAAATCTTCAAATGATAATTGATGTCTCTCTTTAGCAAACTCAATACTGACTAGATATCGGGTAGCTTCAAAATTCATTACTGCATGTTCTGTCTGTGTATTAAATAAGTAATAGGTGGTAGGTTTATATACAAGTTCTTTTATTTTAAAAACTTGGTCATAATTTTCGTTGTCTTTAAAAACACATACACTTCTCATATTAGGCGTAAGTAACATATTAATCCCAACACCTCGTCTAGTATCCGTATGCCAATCATAACAAGTATATGGGTCTAGTTTAAGAATACCTCCAACGAAATCGTATCGTTGTTTTAGCCATACAAAGAATTCGTCTTGGAATAATATTTCAGGTGGGATTAGCTTAGCTTTAAAATTAAAATAGTCTAACCATTCATCTGAATTATGTGCAACATCGAGTAACTTACTTGTAATACTAGATTTATTTAATAGCTCATAGTAAGGTTTCACTAACAGTCTCCATAACTTTTACCATGCTTAGCCTCACACGCTACAGGCAGTTCTTCCGCCCAAGCAGGAGCAGTCGACATAATATCAGTAATATATTTTGTAGCCTCATCAATCTCTTGACTAGGGATTACGCAAACAACCGCATCATGTACAGTCAGCACAGGTTTATACTTATCATTAATCTTAATCATTTGTTCGCCTACTACAATACGAGCAAGGGCTTGAACAACATTTTCAACTACTGAGCCACCCCATAAAGAGATATACCCTTTTCTAGATTTATATACAAATTTATCTTTACCCTCAACTTTTTCTTTCTTTAGCTCTGGGTAATGAATATATAATCCATTAGGTAGTTTAATCCCTTCTTTAGTAACGAGCAAGCATTTATGTTTACCTAAGTAATAAGGTTTCATTTCTTCACCCCAATTAGCCATGTCTGCTAATGCTCTATCACAGTCTGCCCATAGTTTAATAACCTTGTCATTAATACGTCTGTATACTTTAACTAAGTTTTGACAATCTTCATCAGGCAAGTCAGCTCCAGGAGGTTGTGTCTTTAGAGTATGTTGTAGTTTAGACCACCCTGTGCCATAACCTAAACCTAACGTACAAGTTTTACCAACAAATCTTTCTACTGGATCAGATTTAGTGATAGTTCTACCATATACATTTGATGCAAACTCACAGTAAACATCTCGTTCATCTTTATATAATTGCACAATATCGTCTTGACCAGCTAGCCATACAAGTATCCGAGCTTCAATCTGAGATGAGTCACAGTTAATAACTTTATGACCTGACGGAGCTTCAATCGCATTCTTTAATGCTTTCTTTTTCTTATCACGACTTGGTAAGTTTTGGAAGTTAACCTTATCACTACCTGCCCAACGCCCTGTATGAGCACCATAATATTTAAGCGGGATAGGAAGTTTAGTCTTATTCCTCGCGCCAATATCCAAGAATCTTTTAATACGTGATTCCTCAATCGTTGACTTAGTGCCTAGACGAACAGCACATAACTCTTGAATAAATGGGTCTTGATGCTCTGTTAATTCAATAAACCCTGTATCGTTCTTAGCCAATGCAAATGTTTCTTTGCCTGTCGTTGGAGAAATTTTCATAGGAACAGGGATATTTAATTCAGTTAAAAGCTCTGCGAATTGTTTATTAGACGCTAACTTTTTACGGACACATTCCTCGTCTTCACAATTTAGTTTATTCATCAACGCGCCTAGTACCTCTTTCTTTTCCGCTTCGACTTCTTCTAGTCTTGCAGTTAAAAGGGCATCATCAAGGACAAGGCTTGGTTGTGTATACATTCGAAGGGTAATATCAATTAGCTTTAACTCATTAGTAGGAAAGTCTTGTGATAATACATTATATAATTTATAGGTAAGTTCTACGTCATTCTTACAATATTCACCATATTGTTTTAAATCCTCATGATTAAAGTCTTCTAAGCGTTTACCTTTGGCATCTACAACTTCTGTACCTTTTCTACCTAAGTTATAACGTTCCACAAGAGATGCAAGAGAGCCACCAACATCCACACCGTGCTTAGCGCGAGCCATGCCGAGAGTGTCCAAATAAATAGCAGGAATAATATTGAACACAAACGATAGAATAGCTCCATCAAATTGTGTGTTGTGACATAGCAGGATAGCTTCTCCCCAATTAATTCGGTCAAGCTCTGCTTTAATATGATTATGTGTGCCTGTAACCCATCGAGTTTCTTGATCGTCAACTTTAATACCCACGCCAATAACTTGGAAGCGTTCATCGCGTATGTATTCCTCTGTGGTTAGGTTTGATAGACTAAAACCCTGTTCATAAAAGGTTTCAAAGTCGAGTGTGATTAGATTCATAAGGTTGCTAATATTAGCAGAACAACTACTACTATGACAAGCATTATTCTTTCGTTACGTTTTTCGTGTTTATGAGTTAGGTCAGTTTTATATGGCGCGCCCCACGCTTCTCTTGCACTTCGTGGTGTTGGTTTTTCAAGGGTGTCAGGCTGAAAAAATCTCCAACCTTTCTTTGCGTTTTTAGCAAATACTTTACGTTGCCATGCTTCAAATTCTCTTATTGCTAAACGTGCTTCGGGATTAAAGTTATTATAATTTGCATCTGCCACAATTTTTCTCCTTTTATTTTGCGTATTTTTCAAATTCATTACGGCACTCGGTAGAACACCAACGGCGGTCGTCTTTGACTGGGTCTTCACACCATATGCACTTCCCCGTTTGATTAGAAGGTTTTTTGATTTTATCGTGCGCATTTCTTACTCCCATATCAATCATGTGTTGCATTAAATCATTGGCTACGTCGGCATCATCACTCATCTATTTCTCATTCCATATGGTGTAGCGGGAGGTAAACTTAAATACCCTTGACGTTCAAGACTTTTTAATCTGTGTAAATTAGTTACGCAATCTTGAATAATATCTTTTCTAGTGCATCTAGGATTTGAAGTCATATATCTTTTAATAAACTCTGCTTGTCTTTGTTCTTCTAATACCGTATACATTAAAACAGACACTCTCCTACTAATTGAAATAAATCTTCTTTAACTTCTTTTGGTTTATCTAGTTTAATTACTTTAACATCAGGATTGTTCTCTGTAAACCACTTAGCCTCCTTGACAGACCAACGATGTTTACGTATAACCTCTCCCTCGTCATCAATTATTGCATAGCTAAACGGTATCATTTTTATCTAATTCTTCATTATGTCTTGCGACTTCGTTAGTTGCATAATTAATTCCTTTGATAATGCCTAATCGCATCGCTGTATAAAACATCTTAGCATCGGCTTCTTTGCGTTCCCTTTTATACACATCTGCGTATTTATAATATTCAGGGATAGCCATATCAATAATGTCCTGTTCAAATCTTTGTTTCTTTTCTGCTAATGTATCAGTCATTAAAAATTCCTTTGTTCAAAACATTCTAAGTGTGACTTTATATAAAAGTTTGGTCTTATTTCTTCATAAAGTTCACCTTGCACACACTTGAGGTTCATACTATATTTCTTTTGCACATGGATAGATTGCATAACTGCCCATGTAAGCAACGCGCCTAATATAAATCCTACTATGGTATACCCTGTGCCTTCGTATTTATTATCCATTACAATCCTCCGTTAGCTTCAATCATTCGTTGTGTTGATTCTCTATAGCTTTTAATCCCTGTAATCTTTTCAGCTTGTGAATCATCTTTGTATAGTGGTGTTATCACTATATTATGTTTTTTTGTAGGCAAGTCTTTTATCCATGATAGTTCCTTCGGTCTAGTTTGCATGATAGATGACCATACAAGTTCTCCTTGACTATTGAATTCTTCGATTGCCCATGCGTATGGGTCTTTCATATGATGTCCTTAGTAAAATACATGGTTGTTTATTATAACACGAGGTTTCATTCCCCATTGGTTGTTGAGTGCAACATTGTGAAAATTTGTTGCGCCTTTAGAATAATCTCTCGCCTTAAGATTTATTATCTCATAAGCCAGTCTGTAATATATAGTATCTTTTAGAGCCGACGGCTCAGGTGGCTTTAGTTTACCATACCATGAAAACTGATAAGGCTTTTTCATTTCTGCGCAAATGTATTGTGGTTTGAATTCAGCTCGTCGATATAATACGTAGCCTACTGCAAGTTTACCTGCTACAGGTTCTCCCCTTGCTTCCATAAAAATTGTTTGCGCAAGACACGCTAACGCTTGGTCTAACATAATGACCTCCTTAAAAAGAAACCAGTTACCTAATTTACTTCTTTAGATTATTTAATATTGGATAAAAACTTTTTGAGTTCCGTGGCGTACCAAACTATCTTACCTGCGTCTTCGGCAGGGTTACCTTTAAGACCAATTCGGCTTGTGTATTTGAGAATGTTACCTCTGAGATAGCCAATGTATTCTTCACCTGACATCTTGGCTCTGATGTAGTCTATTGTTTCAATTCCACCCTGTGTGTAGTGTGGTGGGTGGTTTACCATGTCTGCTGTAATAGGTGTTGCGCCTGCGCCTTGTGTTTCTGTCATACTATCTCCTTTAACTGAGCTAATAACTCTTCTATATTACCTTCATTTATTACAATTGCCAAGCCATTTGCCTGTCTTATTAAGTCCATGTTGTATTTTTGCAACGCCGTTAATGTGTTCTTCCCTGCTTTACATTCTATAGCGATAAATAATCCCTTGTAGCAGGCGATGATGTCAGGTACTCCACTCTTACCATAACCTCCAGTTTGAGGGGAGAAATGATAGCAACCTAGGTCGTCTAGAATTTGTTTTACTTTCTTTTTTACTTTTGCTTCTGGTGTCATGTTTATCCTTATTTAGTGATTCACCTCGTAGTGAATTCAAATCTGTTTCGTGTAAGACTATAATATATAACGAGGGTGCTACTTGCCATGCTATGTTCTCTAAGTCTTTCATATCGTCAGGGCATATATACAAATCAGGGTCTTGTATTATCCATGTATCTACTACTATATTTCCTGTCGGTTCATGATGTTGAGCCTTAGCCTTAGCAAAGGGAAGTTTCATTCTAATAAATATAGGTAACGTGTCATCTGTAAATTTCCTTGTATAGTTTTTATCTACGCAAACTACGTAGCTACCATCTGTATGCCACATCGGCACTCTCCAATGCTTCTTGAGAATATGGTGTGGCATAGGGCAATATACTTTCATGTAACCCTTTCTATTATGTTAGTCGTTCTACCATTTTACCATTAATTTTAATGTCTATGTTCCATGGTGAAGATTTAAAGTTTTCTAGATGTGTAAGATGTTTTTTAGTGAAAGTATCATGTTTGACTTGGATATGCTTAGCAAACTTTTTCTTAAAGCCATTAATCCAATCACTAGGTTGAGCCTGTCTACTCATGTAATAACCAATATTAAATGCTTTCATATACGCATATATAGCTTCAACAGGCTTCTCAAAAAATATCTTATCAGCTATTGATGTTGCGTTATCTCTTTGCTCTTTACCCCAATAATAATGGTTGTCAGACAAAGGTATAAGTTCATTCGTTACTTCTTCTTTATCTTGGTTAAAAGATTCTTTATCCATGCAAGTTATAAAGGCGTATGCACCATTAAGTTTATCTTGATAGATACTCATGGCTTCTTTAGATTTCTTTCTATCTACTGTGTTATATGTGGCTATGTATTTTGATGATGGGTGAACCTCCATAGTGTCCATGTTGAATCGCATATGTTTAAAGATTGGTATTCTTATATCTACGCCATTATCTCTACGACCATACACAATACCACCATGAGCTATGCTTGATTGAAACACACCATTAGAATAACTATACGCAGAGAATATCATACGCATACCTTGATGAAAGTTATCAGTCACAATCTCTACTGTGTTATCTGACCTAATAATTAAATCTACCTTAGGGTTCTTAACATCTTTTTCGTAGTAGCCTGTAGGTTCATAGGTTCTTGCATCAGTATTCCATTTCTCTTGTTCTCGCCATTTTTTAAGTTCTTTACTATCCATGCTACTTTTCTTGGTATTGAATTCTTCGGTAGTCATAGACTGCATTTCCCACTTGTGATAGTAACCCACGTGATACTCTATCTCGCCATTCACTTCTCTCGGATAAAAGTATTTATAGTTATGGTTTCTATCGCTAAAGGGATACTTATCTATTGTCCCCCTCCAAGGCTTCTGTGTTTCTGTAATACGTTTTAGTCGTTCATACTTTAGTTCGTTATTCATCTTGTGTATGCCTTTCCTTTTCAAAAAATGCTTCTTTGCCTTTGTATTTAATCATCATATTCCTCATTATTTAAAGTTTTTATAATAAACTCTGCCCATGACTTTGCTCGTTTTTCATCAATCAATGAACCAATATCTATTCCCATATCATCGGCAACCTCGTTAGCTTCTTGTAAGTCTTTACATTTACCTAAAGAATATATGTCGCCCTCATTGCTTATCCCATACCATTTACTCATACTTCCTCCCTAGTTCCTCAAAAATTGTCTCTAATGACTTTGGTTCAAAGTCGTGTTTATTAAAATCAAATATTGTTTTCCTACCATTGGCATGTTTGACATACCCTTTCACTCTTACACTACTTACTATAATTTCTTTCTGTTTCTTATCACTCATCTATTCCTCCTGCTTGTTGAATTACATACTCTAATCTCATGTCAGCTAATAATTTCTCTAACTGTTCTATTGTTTTCTTAAATCGTCTAGCATAGTGCCAATTGATACGATGCGATTCTTTACTTCTAACTTTCATTTTCCATGCTATGTTGTTTATCTGTTGCATGATTGCATTTCTTTCTTTTGCTACTTCTAATGTTTGTGTTGTATGCACTTTAATTTGTTCTCCAATATGAGCATTTACTACACCCATGGATTGACCAAAGAATATCCTGTCTTTAGTTCTCATCTTAGTCATTCTTTTTAACTACCTTGCCACTTGGTGCTATGAAGTTATTGTTCTGTGTCACAAGCCATAACGTAGGGCATTTAACGTTCCACGTTATTTCTGATTCAAGGTATCCGTCTGTGAATACAATGATTGCTTCGGCTTCCACACGTTGTTTATTTAGGTGTTCACTTACGCATGAAACGATAGTCCCACCCCCACCCTGTGGTTTAAGTAATTCTTTGATGTTGTCATAATGTTCAGGCATAAAGACTTGTTCACCATGCACCTCGGTGTCCCACCACAACACACGCACTTTACTTGGCGTTGATACAGAACAAATAGAAGCCAGTTCCGATGCAAACTCTGTGAGTTCCTGACCACCAATCGAGCCTGATGTATCTATCGCCACAATAAGTTCACCAATACTTTCGTTCTCCATGCTTGGTAAATAAATATCATTAGCCATCTGACGCTTGTTAAACTTACGCCACGTGTATTCGTCTGAACCTTTGGTTGCACTCGATACAAACTCGCGTAGCACCTCTCGCCAATCCACCTTGGGTTCTAGCATATCGCCAATCACACGAGGAATCTTAGCACCCATACGACCTGCAAGTATGCCACCCTCACGTAAGGCTTTGTCAATCTTGCTTGACATCTCTTTAGCTTCTTCATCAGTCATGCTCTGAGCATTTTCAAAGTCATGTTCATCTAGTGTCTTACCTAGTGATTCACCTTTGCCTGAATCCTTGTTTTGTTTCTGTTGTTTCTTCAAGTCTTCGTATATCTCACGCACCGACCAATTGTGATACTTGGCATCATAGAGACCACCCTCAGGTAACTTACATAAGTCATGGTCTTTAAGATTCATAATCACATCATTGACTGCATAGTCTGTCGCCACGTTGATAGCTTGTGCATTATCCTTAAACTCTTTCTTGAACCTAGGTATATGCTTTAGTGCAACGTGTAAGTTCTCATGTAATATCAATGCACGTAACTCTGCATCTGTCAGTTTAGATATAAATTCACGACCATACTTTTTATTAACGCCGTCAGTATATGCCGTAACATTATCCTCAATAACTGAGTTCTTACCCATGAGCATGACACCTGAATACAATGCCGTCTCACGATGCTTCATCAATGCAATATGAGCTTTCTTTAGTCTTGTTTCTTGTGAGATACTCATAGCCTTGCCCTCAACATGGTTAATCTTCGTAGTCTTTGGTCACTCTCTTGTATTGGTATTGTTGTTTCAATCCATTCACCATTTTTATTTTCCCTTAACTCTTGGTTAAACTTTTTCTCAATACCAATATGGTCACCGATGATGTCATACAATAACTTATTCTCATAATCATCTATCTCTAATTGCATATCTATCCCCTATTAAAATAATTCGTGATTCTCAGTAGCCCACTTAGCTATCTCTGCATTGTTACGAGCTAATTTCACACCATTCTTACTACGCACCATCATGGTAAAGAATACTGCTTGAATCTCGCTACTCTCAATGCGATTCACAAACTTCATGAATGATGATAAGTCCTCTTGGGTTGCTAGGTTATCTGTCGCTTGGAACATCAACATGAGAAGTGCTGATGTCTCTGTTGGCATAGCCACGTCACTTGGTTTTTCAATGATGTCTTTGAAACGTGGTAATGATTTCTCTACCGATAGGAACGCACTCATATCTGCTGACGCACTCGCACCGATAGTCCCTGCCAACGCACACATGACTGCATTGTCGCCTAGTACCTCTTTGTTATCCACGATGACTGATGCCTTAGCCAATGAACGTGGTGAACAGAATGATAAGTTCGGCTTACTTGGTTGAAAGATATATGGGTTGTCAGCTTGGTCACCCTCTGTATAACTTGCCAATGACCTAGGAAACATATACACCCATGCTCTGATTAACGGATTGATTGCATTGTCCGTTGCCCATTTCAACCACGTATCAACATCAGGCTTCTGCATCTTTAATATACATACACGATTACCTGCATGAGCTAACATACTGTCACCCACTCCGTCTGACGCATTGTTACTTGTCGCGAAAACTATCGATTCACGTGGTAGTGAAACGTCACCCACAGTTCTCTCTAACATAAGACGTGTGAATATAACTTGCAATAGCTTTGGTGATTTCATAAACTCATCGAGTAAGATAACCTTAGGTTTCGGTGAATCTAGTTTAAACAATTTACCCACATAACTATCCAACGTTTTTGTATCATGGTTAGGAATAGTCATAGCTATGTCTGACATATCTTTTACAGGGCAATCTACATAGATATACTCATACTTGTCCCCTAAGTCTTCCTCCAACATCTTGAGTATTGATGTCTTACCACAACCAGGCTCAGATTGGATTACAGGCGTAAGTTCCTTACCTATCGTGGGTATGAGTTTTCTTAGTTCATCAATCGTTACATTGTTTACTGTATTTATTGTAGCCATACTTCCTCCTATAATTTAAATTTAGATAAGATGTCATCAACGTCATTCTTTACTCTGTCACGCACCATATCATTCTCTCTGATTAAATCACTATCTACTCCGTTAAGTGTTTGTTCTAGTCCTGATACTGCAACACTTAGTTTGCTACTTACTTCATTATCCACAGGCTTGAATTGCTTGAACGTATTGCATAAGTCCTTAGCCTTTTCCAACGTGGATTCATAAATCTTACGTCGTTTAGTTTTCGTTTCACCTGACTGTGAATTCTTAATTTCATCGACACCACAACAATGCGAAATACTTTCCATCACTTCCGTTAAGCGTTCTACTTGCTCATTTAAGATACCAGTTATAATGCCCTCGGCTTGTCTTTCATACTGACCTTTCAAGTCCTCTGCTATGTCATTACTAATCTGACAACGCCAATCATGCGCAGGCACTTCGGCTACGTATAACCTTATCCCAAATTTATTTCTTACCTCTTGCGCACTTGGGTAGTCTGTCGCATTAAACATATCGCCTGCTTTGAAAGCCATGTTCGATACAATCGCTTGGTAGTTATTTATAAAACTGTCTAGTAACCGATTGAATTCCATCTCGTGTTCACTAAACTCTTGTTTAAACTTTTCTAGGTTGATGACAGGCAATATGTCTTGCGCATTATTCCACCTAAACGTGCTACGCTTGAGCCAGTTGTATATTGTCTGTCTGTAATTGCTAACTCGTTTATGGAATTGGTCATCAGCTAATAAGTTCTTTACAAACCTCCCTGCACTACTGTCTGCTTTCTTAGCATGAGTAACCTCATCACTTATCCCTCTGTCTTGCTTTGTTGCTGACCATACATTGACATCGACTGATACTAATACTGCCGACGTTGCCAACGATATGATATGGTTCGGTTGTTGCATCTCAAACTTCAAGATGTTTGCTTCCATGTCTATCTCCTTATGTTGTTGTTCACGTTGCCGTGAATTGTTTAATTAACATCATCTATAAGTTTCTCTCACCACGTTCTAATATTATCGCATAACTTGACATATAAACATAGCACTTGGGATAAACTATATATTTATTTCTATACCTCTATATACATTCATTACACTCCATTGGTCATACCCTGCACCTCGTTCTTCAACGTCGTCTGATTCTTCACCGATTCTAATGAACGCACATGACACAGGATTATTTGCATATTCGCTACCATCATATTCCTCAGCATATTCCTCAGCTATTTGATATACCCTTTCATGCGATTGCACATCAATAAAAGATTCATACCACTTCAAATCATGCTCATGAAATACTATAGTTCTATTTAGTTTGTCTATGGTTAGATGTTTATTTATCTCATGGGTCTTATCAAAACATCTCCCTGCTATTGGGTCTTGTTGCATCTCCGTTAGCATGAGTAAGAATAGTCCATCAGCACTCATAGTTCTCTCTGTCTCAGGTGTGTCATCGCTATACACAATGTCATCGACCTTGACACCATACGCTACTTCACTCCGATAGCCCATGTCATTTGTCCTCCACACTTCGTAAGCGTTTAGAATAATAGATAGCATCTTGTATCGCTTGCCACTCAAACATATTCTTTTGCTTAGCTATCTCAAGTAACTCCTCATCTTGTAATTGTTTCTGATGCCACATCGCGTCTATCTCATCTTGTTCCATGCCTTGTTCCTCCTGTTTAATTAACCATTCTTTAACCTTGCCCATGTAATTCTCCCTCATCTAAGTTATCATGCGATTCACCATTGAGTGAACGGATATAATGCAAGAGTTCCCTACATACCTCGTACCTACCTTGAATAATATCTTCCGTTCCATCGGTCATCATATGGTCTATCCCATTGACCACTTCGGCGTCATGTTTGAGTTCATCTTTTAACCACTCTGTGATATTAAATACTATTTGCTGATACTTCGGTCTTCTAGCCATGATTAGTCCTCACATATGCCATTGGCACAATTCTTAGCTTCAAGGATTTCACGTTCAAGTTCCTCTACTGCTTTGTTATTTAATACTTCATACGCATATTCTTTAACCTCTGAATACACATCACCCTCGATGACATCTAACTTGCATAGCAACCCTTTATCTAACACGTGGTCTTTAATGATTGACTGAATGTAAGTCTCGCCTGTTATATCCTCACCCCATGATTCAATCTCGGTGAGCTTTTCTTTAGGCATAGTTACTTCTACGACTGCTAAAAACTTTATTGTCTCCATGTTATTCTCCTTGTTTAATATCTACTGTATGAATCTGCCCTGCCTGTTCTTGCCATAACTCAGGGTGACGCATCGCTTCTAACTCTGCTTCCTTGCTACTGTGTGCTGAGACGTGAACCTCATACACGATACTTTCCTCTAGCTTTACTATATAGTTCTTCATGCTAACGTGACCTCCTATTGTTGTGCCTTGTTAATTGTTAATCCTACTATCCCTTTGTTACTAACTAAACTCTTTAGTTCGTCTGTGTCTAGCCATATATCTACGCCACCACTTGGTTTAAGTAATGATTGATGACGTGATGTTGATTGTGAGTATCTATCCTTGTTGCCTACCCACGTGTCCTCATTGTCATCATAAACATACATAGGAAAATGGTGTCCATAACTATACACTATATATAACTTTGTCATACCCTCATCATAACTAACCCACTTACCCATAGTATTACTACCTTGAAACTCCTCTAACCTATTTACATAATCTCTTGCCTTGTTATTTGATACTCGCATCACTACCCTCCTTATATTTTCCTGTTAATAAATCTTCATACGTTAAACCCTGTTCATAAAAGTTTAAACACGCACCACATAACTTACCCTCTAACTTGCCATGTTCTTTTATGTATTCCTCGTTTTCACCACACCATTCACACCCACTCATATCTATCTCCTTTAATTATCTTTGTCGATGACTTCTATCTCAACTCTGAACCCTGCATCTTCTAACCAAGTAATCAACTCACTCTGCACTAGCTTGGCGTCAATGTAATTCAACTCCTCATCTCCGTTATCTTGCCATTCATCAACGTGTGAAGTGTTAAAGTCATACTCCAAGTTCATCGTTACCTTATACTTCTTTGTCGCTATCATTTTACTATCCCTCCTTTGTTGTTAAGACCTTGTAAGTCTAGTTTGTTTGTGATGACCATGTAATTGCTCTTGTGCATAGGTGCGATAGTATGCTTTCGTTGTTTGGCTTCAACCTCGCCACACTTTAAACACGTTGAATAACCTAACGCCCATCTTTGGTGCAACACATGGTCACCACACTTTACACATAGATTTTTATACTCCATAAACCCTCCCTAAATTGCCTAGTATGCCAATGCCTGACACTTCGTTAATGAAACAAACTAACCAACAAAATGAACGCTGATATACCCCATGCTAAAACCTCTGTAATAATTAGTCTGCGAAGTCTGCTTTTTGGTATGGTTACGTATTCACTCATCTCTACTTCTCGGTTGTATCTTGACATATAATCTTGTAGCTTTTTGTTATTGCGATGGTCTGTAAAGTTCATGTTATTCCCCTTATATTGATGATGCGTTATTGATATATTCTTTTCCGTCTACTTCTGCCAATACTATACTTAATAAACCTTGTTTGCTTTTTGGCACTCTTAGTTCTGCTATTGCTTTTTGTTTAGCTTGCCATAAGTCGTTTGCCATAACCTCTACACTCTTACCTAAAAACTTACAAATATATCCGTTCATGCTTATCTCCTTTGTTATATTGTCGTTCACGTTGCCGTGAATTCGGTTAAAGTTTGATGCCTATTTACTATGTGAGCTGTTACATTCTCTCCCCACATAATACACATTATCTCACAACTTGACATATAAACCTATAACTTTACATATCTTTTTTATATTTATTTGTTCCACCATGTTCCAAGAATGTTCCATTTTAAACTTGACTTATAGGAACAAAGTTGAGCTAAATTTTTTAGATTTTAATGCTTTGTAAGTCTTTATTTTATATAGTTATATTTATATATTATTTATTATTTTTTATTAGTGTTTTTGCAAAATGTTCCAAATGTTCCACGTAAATTTAAGGGGGGTTTCCTTTTCTGAATTTTGTTTGCACTGCGAAAAACGACCTCTTGATTCTGTAAACTTTGAAAACTTCACCCCCTACCTAAAAAAGCATGGAACAAATGGAACAAATGGAACAAATCAATATAATCAATCACTTATAAACTGCATAGTTTGGAACAAAATGGAACATAGCATGGAACAAATCTAATCACGTAAGAATATAACTAACCATACATCAACTAAGATACTAATTGTTCACGTCAACGTGAATGGCTAAATAAACTTCTTGGTCATAGTCCAATCTCCCAAACGCAAAACGACCTCGACGACACATAACTGGTTTCAAACAAGATGGCAAGCAAAGGGTAGCTACGCATGGTATGTTATATGTAACACCAATACGCTCGCGAGTAATAACTGGTTTCAAAAAACTAGGCCCAAAAAAAGGGAGGCCGAAGCCTCCCTAGTCATTACTTAGCTAACCCATTTACGATTGAATTCACTAATCGCGGTTATTAGCTTTTTGTCATTGGCGGTATCATCACCACGCGCTTTAGCATTGGCGCATTTCTTTTTAAGACCGTCTAAAGTATCCTTAACGGTTTCAGCAAACGTCTTAGTTGCACCGCGAACCCTAGCCACGCCCTCATTCTTAATAGCATGGATAGCTTTCTTAAGATCAGCTAGGCGGTTACTGCAATACTTACTAACTGAATCACGCTCTGCCTTGATCAAAGAATGTAATTGCGGATTGCTTTGACGTAATGCACCAAAGGCCTGCGGTGTATATGCCATGATGTTGGCAACGGTGCGGTGATACTTTTCGCCCTTATGGTTATCGAAAGCTAACTTATCAACAGGAAGATAATTACCTGATTCAACAATGAAACGCTGATCTATCTTAGGTTGATTCTCTGCAACCCTTAACTGATAACCCGCAAACAGTTCAGCCTTAACTTCGTCTTGAACCTCATCATCAAAGCTTGGATAAGCCTCATAGACAGTTCGAGCTAGAACCCTTTCGTTGTCTTTGTTAGTAGCTTGTTGATAACCTATTTGTTTTAAGTTTAATGTAGTCATTTGTAATACTCCTAGTTATACAGCAACATTGCTGTGATTGTTTTATCTCATAACTGATAAGATATGTAAAGTTTCAGCACCGCGTGAATGGCTAAATACCCACCCAGCCCCACCCCCCCAAAACGTCAGTTTGGTTCCATGGCGTTCTTCTCCTCTTTAATCTACACAAACTACTACATCAATTTCCAAACTACCCCCCGTCAACTTGACAAATGGTTAAGAAAAAAATATTTCGCAAAAAATTATGAAAAGTGCTAACATGACAAATATGCAAATCATAGATAACTTCCTACCTAGACATCAATGGCTAAGTATATATTCATCGTTAGATAGTGATGATTTTCCTTGGTACCTAAATAAAGATACTTCGTATGACGGCGGAGATAATTACAGACAGACTATACATACGTTTTATAAAAACTACCAAGTGAATTCAAGTTGGTTTAATTTAATCGAACCACTCATAGTGCAATTTGAAAATAAGACATCCCACAGCATACAAAACCTTATTAGGATAAAATCAAACTTATTATTTAATAGATTAATAGATGAAGAGACTAAACAAAAAGTAATTCATCAAGACATGGTAAGCCCAAAACATATTAGCCTATTATATTATCTGCATGATTCTGATGGTGATACGATATTGTATCAAGATGACAAAGAAACGGAGGCTAGGAGAGTTATACCTAAGGCTAACCGAGCAGTTATATTTGATTCAAGAATTTGGCATACAGCAGAACTACCTATTAAAAACCAAACAAGGCAAGTGGTTAACTGTATATTTGAGGTTAAATAGCTTTAGGATCGAAGTTATATAGTTCGGAGTAAACGTTTTTAATACGAAGGAATTTAGGACCATGCTCATGGAAGTCATCATCACCCCGAACATAGAGAGCTAGGTGAACCATTTCATGTAGGAGAGTTTGAAAGATAGTAGTAAAGTGCCCACAAGCATTAGAACTGATTTGGATCTCCATCTCATGCTCATCAAAACAACCGTATATATTAGGATTCTTAATAACTTTGAATTTAACTTTGTGAGATTTAGGCATAGGAAGGGTATTGAATGGTGCCATTTGACATGCCATATTGTATAGAATTTCTAAGTTCTTTTTGGTTAATGTAGTTTTCATAGTGGCATCGTATGAACGTAGTATAAAAGCCAAATAAGAGCTACATAGAACACAAATAAAAAGAAGTTTTTCATTTTGAACCCCACCCTAAAAACATATTATACTAAAAGACTATACATAATAGATAAAACTAGGTTAAAATAAGTTTCATTGCTGCAAATTTAATCAAAAAGGTGTATCAGCGACACATGTCAGACCTAAATATTCAAGAAAATCAACAAGTTACCTCTGAAAACGTGGTAATGTATCCTATTATTGACGATAATATCCCTATTCCTAAGTCTGCACGCGAGGCTTTACCTGAACTATCCAACGAAGAAGAGCTAGAAATGATGGCTAATACCATTAAATTGATCTCAGACTTAACCGGAGAACAGATTCAGGCTACGCAAGATGATATAAATGAAGCAAAAACAGTAGCTGAAACGCTAATTAAACATCCTGAAACTAAAATTCAATACAAAAAATATAAAAGTCCTGTATTAGCTTCACTTGCAGGTATGGTTGCAGAGCTAGGAGCTGATAATGTAGTAGATGATCTAAAAGAATTAAAGACATTTGTAGTAAATGGGCTTATTAGAGAAGCAACAACCGCAGATAAACCTAAAGAACGTATTACAGCGCTACGTGCAATTGGTGAGGTAGATGGAGTCGATGCATTTAAAAAACATACTGAGGTTATTCATAAAAATATGTCGATGGATGATATTGAAGATAAGCTTACATCACTTGTAAATAAATTACAAAAACGGTTAGACATAAAAGACTCACAAGTTATTGATGCAGAAATTATAAAAGAGGGTAAATAAATGTATAAAGATGCAAAGCTAAAAGATTTTATAAAAGTGTACGATATTATCCCTCAAAAAGACGCTGAAAAAATTCTTAAAGAAGTAAAAAATATACCGTACGAGAGACATAACTTCTATTCAGAAAGAACCAGAACTTATAAACAACATGAGATTGAGCCTATGAGATCAGGCGAGACAATACCTTCACATGAGATGCTTATGGATTATATGTGGCAAGCCGCTGAACAATATGCAGTTAAAGATTTAGCTTCAGATTTTTGGAACGGGTGGAATGGGTTTTCAAGACCTAAATATAATAAGTATATAGAAGGTGAAGAAATGGCATTTCATTGTGATCATATCCATGATTTATTTGATGGGATTATAAGGGGTATTCCAGTTCTTAGTATGATTGCATCATTTAATGATGATTATGAAGGCGGAGAATTAGTAATCAATGGTGAGTCTATTAAATTAAAACAAGGACAGATTATTATATTTCCTTCTGTATTTTTATTTCCTCATAAAGTTGCTACTGTAACTAAAGGTGAACGATATACTGCTGTTTGCTGGACTTGGTGATGTCAGAGAAAAAAGAAATAACACCTGAAGAACAAAAGAAAGAACAAGAGAAACGAATACTATCACTTATCACTTTCTTAGTAGCACATAAAAAACATTTAGATGAGGAAGAAGCTGCATTAGTTGATTCGTTGGCGGGAGCTACGGATGGTAAAATTATCCAAGATGTTGGTAGTACATCATTTTTAGAATTTATACATCACGTATATCCTGGATATATGGTAGGAGCGCATCATAAAAAACTTGCTAATATATTTGAAGACATTGCCGCCGGCAAAAAGAAAAGAGTTATTGTTAATATTGCGCCACGACATGGGAAGTCTGAACTTATCTCATATCTTGCACCTGCTTGGTTTTTGGGAAAGTTTCCTCATAAGAAAATTATTATGGCATCTCATACCGCTGATCTTGCTGTTAATTTTGGTCGTCGGGTACGTAATTTGGTTGGAAGTGATCCTTATAAAGATATTTTTCCAGCTGTAGAATTACAAGCAGATAGTAAATCAGCATCACGATGGGGAACAAATTATAATGGTGAATACTTTGCAATTGGTGTGGGTGGTGCCCTCGCTGGTCGCGGGGCTGATCTTTTTATCATTGATGATCCACATTCAGAACAAGATGCTAAACTTGGACGAGCTGATGTTTTTCTCCCTGCTTGGGAGTGGTTTCAGTCTGGTCCAATTCAACGTCTTATGCCGGGCGGTGCGATTATTGTTGTGATGACAAGGTGGTCAAAGCTTGATCTGACGGGGCAAATTGTAAACCAAATGGTTAAGAATGATGAAGTAGATCAATGGGAAGTCGTTGAATTTCCTGCTATTATTCAAGATAAAGAAGGTAGTGAAAGCCCTCTTTGGCCTGAGTTTTGGAGTTTAGAAGAATTACAGGCAAAAAAAGCAGCACTTGATGTACGGTATTGGAATGCTCAGTATTTACAAAATCCAGTATCAGAAGAAGGTGCATTAATTAAAAGAGAGTGGTGGAAGATATGGGAAGAAGAGAATCCACCGAGTTGTGAATTTACTATTATGTCTTTAGACGCTGCGCAGGAAGCTAATACTCGCGCTGATTATAATGCACTAACTGTTTGGGGTGTCTTTTTTAACGAAGAAACCAATAACTATAATATAATACTATTAAATTCAATTAAGAAACGATTAGAGTTTCCAGAGCTCAAAACACTTTGTATCGAAGAGTATAAAGATTGGGAACCCGATGCATTCTTAGTAGAAAAGAAATCTAACGGTGCGGCGCTCTATCAAGAGTTTAGACGCATGGGCATTCCTGTCGGTGAATTTACACCAGGTAAAGGGCAAGACAAAATAAGTCGAGTAAATGCCGTGTCAGATTTGTTTAGAAGTGGTATAGTATGGGCTCCCGATAGACGTTGGGCTCATGAAGTAATTGAAGAATGTAATGATTTTCCGAGTGGTGCTAATGACGACCTTGTAGATAGTACAACACTTGCATTGATGAGATTTAGACAAGGCGGATTTATTAGGTTACCATCCGACGAACCTGAAGATATAGTTGGATTTAAAAGCTCAAGAAATAGATTATACGCATTATAAGGGAATAAATTATGGCAAATAATATAGATAAAAGTTTAGCACAAGCACCTCAAGGCCTAGAAGAATTAGCAGCAGGTACACCGGATTTAAGTATTGAAATTGAAAATCCCGAATCAGTCACACTAGACGATGGCAGCATGGAGATTACAATTACTCCTGGTAAAGAAGGTGATGATAAATTTAATGCTAACTTAGCAGAAGAATTAAATGAAGGACAACTTACAGAATTAGCAGGAGATTTACTTGGCGAATTTGATGCCGATATATCTTCTCGTAAAGATTGGTTAACAACTTATGTAGATGGTCTAGAATTACTAGGACTTAAAGTTGAAGACCGCACAGAACCGTGGCCCGGTGCTTGCAATGTGTACCACCCCTTAATGACAGAAGCGCTGGTTAAGTTCCAAGCTGAAACTATGATGGAGACATTCCCCGCAGCTGGCCCAGTTAAAACACAAATCATCGGTAAACAAACTCCAAAAAAAGAAGAAGCCGCACTTCGTGTCCAAGAAGACATGAACTATCAATTAACAGATGTAATGCAAGAATATCGCCCTGAACATGAACGCATGCTATGGGGTCTAGGTTTAGCAGGTAATGCATTTAAAAAAGTTTATTATGATCCAAGTTTAGAACGCCAAGTTGCAATGTATGTAACTGCAGAAGATATGGTAGTACCATATGGCGCATCTAATCTAGAAACATGTGAACGTGTAACTCATGTTATGCGTAAAACAAAAAATGAATTGCATAAACTACAAGTTGCAGGTTTTTATCGAGATGTAGATTTAGGTGAACCATATGCAGATGTAGATGAAGCTGAGAAAAAGATTGCTGAGAAACTTGGTTTCAATCCATCAGAAGATGATCGCTACAAGATCCTTGAAATGCACGTCAACCTTGATTTAGAAAATGGTGATAGTGAAGATAACATTGCATTGCCTTATGTTATAACATTAGAAAAAGGTACAGGCACAATCTTAGCAATTCGTCGTAATTGGAATCCAGATGATGAACTAAAAGCTAAACGTCAACATTTTGTACATTATGGATATATTCCAGGTTTTGGTTTTTACTGTTTTGGTTTAATCCATTTAATTGGAGCATTTGCTAAATCAGGTACTATGATTCTTCGTCAATTAGTTGATGCTGGTACATTATCTAATTTACCTGGCGGGCTCAAGTCTCGTGGGCTACGCATCAAAGGTGACGATACCCCAATTGCTCCAGGTGAATTCCGTGATGTAGACGTACCATCAGGCGCTATCCGCGATAACATTTTAATGTTACCTTATAAAGAGCCTTCACAAGTATTACAAGGTTTGATGACTCAAATCATCGAAGAAGGTCGGGCATTTGCAAATGCAGAAGGTCTTAAAGTATCTGATATGTCTGCAAACGCTCCAGTAGGTACAACACTTGCAATCCTAGAAAGAACATTAAAAGTAACATCAGCTATTCAAGCCCGTATTTATTATGCAATGAAACAAGAGTTTAAACTACTTAAAGGCATAATCCGTGATTACACACCTTCAGAGTATAACTATGACCCAGAAGTAGGTGATCGCCGTGCTAAACAAGCTGATTACGATGATGTAGATGTGATTCCTGTAAGTGATCCTAATGCCGCAACTATGTCTCAAAAGGTTGTACAGTATCAAGCTGTTATGCAAATGGCACAAGCTAATCCACAAATCTATGATCAAGTAGAACTTAATAAACAAATGCTAGAAGTATTAGGTATTAAAAATATTGGAAAACTTATTCCATCAGCTGAAGATCAATCTCCAAAAGATCCTGTATCAGAAAATATGAATATTATTAATGGTAAACCTGTTAAAGCATTTATCTATCAAGATCATCAAGCACATATTGCAGTTCATATGGCAGCTATGCAAGATCCTAAAATACAGCAAATGGTTGGCCAAAATCCTCAAGCAGGTACTATTCAATCTGCAGCCATGGCACATATTAATGAGCACGTTGCTTTTGAATATAGAAAACAACTTGAAGAACAACTAGGTGTTCCATTACCTAAACCTGATGAAACATTACCGCAAGATGTAGAATTTGAATTATCTAAAGTAATGGCCGAAGCTGCTAAAAAACTTAATGCTAAATCAACAGCAGAAGCTCAACAAGAACAAGCTCAACAACAATCTCAAGATCCTATTTTACAAATGCAACAACAAGAACTACAACTTAAAGCTCAAGACTTGCAAATTAAACAGCAAAAAACTATGGCTGATATTCAAGCAGAACAACAACGTCTTGAACTTGATAAGATGCGTATTGAATCTCAAGAACGTATTGCCGGAGCTCAACTTGGTGCTGATGTAGTAATGAGTGATAAAGAATTAAAAGCTAAACAACTTATGGAAGGTACTCGTTTAGGTATTGATGCAGTTAAGAGTAAAGAACAACTTAATCATCAAAAAGAACAAAGTAATAGACAACATGAGATACAATTTAAACAACAGGAACTACAATCTAAACAACAGGAACTACAATCTAAACAACAGGAACCACAACAAACACAGGAGTAATATATGGACTCAACGCTAGAACTATTATTGTCTCGAATAGAGGATCAGCGCAAAACAGTATTATTAAATTTAGGGGATGGAGCAGCAAAAGATTTTGCTTCGTATACTAATATGACCGGATATATACGAGGTTTATCCGTAGCAGAAAGTTTGATTAGAGACCTCGCACAAAAAATGGAGACATATGACGATGAGTGATCAAATACTCACAATGAATAAAAACTTGGTAGATGCAAATGGTCGACCAATTATTGTTCCAAAGATTGAAGATGTAGAAGCAGAAGATATTCCAATTGATGAACGAGGATTACAATTACCAGAACCAAAAGGATATAAAATTTTATGTGCAATCCCAGAAGCATCGGATACATATGAAAGTGGTATTGTTAAAGCAGGAAATGTTAAGCATACTGAAGAATTAGCTACTGTAGTTTTATTTGTAGTTAAACTTGGAGATATGGCTTATTCAGATAAAGAAAGATTTCCTACAGGTTCATGGTGTAAAGAAGGTGATTTTATTTTAACACGTGCATATGCAGGTACTAGATTTAAAATTCACGGAAGAGAGTTTAGGATTATAAATGACGATACTGTAGAAGGTGTTGTTCAAGATCCTAGGGGATATACTAGAGCATGATAGAACTCACTCCTAAAGAAAAAAGGGCACTAGCTAAAAAAGCATGGGCTCAGGCAAACAGAAGTAAACGTAATGCCACTAATAAACTTTGGAGAGATAAAAATAAAGAAACAATTGCTGCATACAAAAAAGCTTGGAGAGAACGAAATAAAGAACAACAAGCATTGTATGACAAACTATGGAAAAAATTAAATCCTGAAAAAGTTAATGCGCAAGTTTCAAAAAGAAGAACCGCTAAATTAAATCGAATACCTAAATGGTTAAATTTAGAAGCATTAAAAGAAATAGAGGCTTTATATAAATTAGCCATAAAGAAAACGAAAGAAACAGGAATTAAGTGGCACGTTGATCACATAATTCCATTACAGGGCAAGATTGTAAGTGGGCTGCATGTTCCAGCAAATTTACAAGTAATATCAGCAGTAGAAAACTTAAAAAAGAACAACAAATTCACTGAGCATATCAGTGCAAACTAAGGAGAACTAAATGGTTACCGAAACAAAAGACGGCATTGTCTTTGAATATCCAGACGATGATGAAATTCCAGGTACTACGGGGAATAAACTATCTGACGAACAAGAAGTTGATTTAAATCCTAAACAAGCTGAATCTAAAAAAGAAATTAAGGTAGAAGCTAAGGTTGATGATTTTGATCTTGAAATTGAAGATGATACCCCTATTGCCGATAAAGGCAAAGAACCTTTACCTAAAGAAAAAGTTGAAGAACTAGAAAACGACACTTTAGAAGATTATTCTGAACGTGTTAAACAACGTATGGCCCAGCTTAAAAAAGTTTGGCATGATGAAAGACGTGCTAAAGAAGCAGCCGACCGTGAACGTGAAGAAGCTATTCGATATGCTCAAAAAATTGCAGAAGAAAATAAAAAGCTAAAAACAACGTTACATTCTGGAGAAGCCACTTATATTGAGACACTTAAAAATGCTCTTGAAAGTGAACTTTCTTTAGCTAAAGAATCTTACCGTAAGGCCTATGATACAGGCGAAACAGAGAGTATAATTGAAGCACAATCAAAAATGAACGATGCTCAATTTCGCTTATCTCAAGCCAAACAATATGAGCCTCAATTTAAAAATACTTTACAAGAACCAGAAAATCCTGTATATATACCACAATCACAGATACAAGCTCCTAGACTAAGTGACAAAGACGTTGCTTGGCAGGAAAAGAATGATTGGTTTGGAAAAAATAGGACAATGACTTCCTTAGCTTTAGGGGTGCATGAAGACCTTAAATCAGAAGGAGTTGTTATTGGATCTGATGAATATTACCGTCGTGTTGATAGCACGATGCAAAAACGATTCCCAGAATACTTTGGGGATGCAACGCTAGACGAGGAAAAACCCGCCGAGCGCACAAAACCTTCGACTGTAGTTGCCCCGGCAACGCGTAGCACCGCGCCAAAAAAAGTGCGTCTGACGAAGACACAAGTAGCGTTAGCCAAGAAATTTGGTTTAACACCGGAGCAGTATGCAAGAGAAACTTTAAAATTGGAGAGAACAAATGGATAAAAGATTAGACCGTGAACAAGAAGTAAGAAGTGAATTTTTAAGATCTGATAGCTGGAAACCTGCATCATTATTACCTGAATTTAAAAAGGTACCTGGTTGGGCATATCGCTGGATTCGTACAAGTTTACTAAACGAAGCTGATAATCTAAATGTCTCTACAAGAATGCGTGAAGGATGGGAACCCGTTAAATTAGCGGACCACCCTGAAATGAAGTTAATGATTGACCAAAATTCTCGCTTCAAAGATGGCGTTGAAATTGGTGGATTATTACTTTGCAAGATCCCAGAAGAGTTTATTGACCAACGCAAAGCTTACTATGAAAATCAAGCAAAACAGCAAGCTGATGCAGTTGACAATAGCTTTATGAAACAGAATGATCCACGTATGCCTTTGTTTTCGGACAAAAAAGCTACAACATCATTCGGTAAAGGTAAATAATATAAATATATAAGGAGATTAATATGGCTTATCCAACCATAGACAAGCCTTACGGTTTTAAACCGATCAACCGTGTAGACGGTATTGCATACGCTGGGGCTACTTTACAGTACCCAATTACAGCTTCTTATGGCACTGCAATCTATTTCGGCGATTCAGTTAAAATTGTGGCAGGCGGTACAATTGAAGTATCTGGCGCAACAACTACGGGCACTATTATCGGTGTTTTTATGGGTTGTCAATACACAAACTCATCAGGTCAAACAGTTCAAGCTCAATACTATCCAGCAAGTGGCGCAACAAATGCTATTGCTTATGTAGTAGTTGATCCAATGGCTGAATTTAAAGTAGCAGTAACAACATCTGGTACAACCGGTACAGTAACTTATGCTAATGCAACAATCTTAGGTTGTAACGTTGCAGAAGTTAAAGGTTCAGGTTCAACAACAACTGGCGACTCTGGTTCTTCAATAGTAAAACCAGCAAACGCTGCAGGTTCAGCAACAACACTCCCATGGAGAGTAGTTGGCTTAGTTCCAGATACTGCATATTACGTTTCAACTACTTTAGTTTATCCTGAAGTAATTGTTAAAATTAATAACCCACAATTAACAGCCCTTACCGGCGTTGATTACACAGCTTAACTAAGGAGAATAAAACATGGCTATTTCACGTGCACAGCTCCTAAAAGAGCTCTTACCAGGACTAAACGCATTATTTGGTTTAGAATATAAACGTTACGGCGAAGAACATAAAGAAATCTACGAAACAGAGACTTCAGAACGTTCATTCGAAGAAGAAACAAAACTTTCAGGTTTCTCAGCAGCACCAGTCAAAAACGAAGGCACATCTATCGCTTATGACAATGCTCAAGAAGCTTGGACAGCTCGATACAATCATCAAACTATCGCTCTTGGCTTCAGCTTAACTGAAGAAGCTGTAGAAGATAACTTGTATGATACATTATCAGCACGTTACACAAAGGCTTTAGCTCGCGCTATGGCTTACACAAAACAAGTTAAGGCTGCTGCAGTATTAAATAATGGCTTTAGTACATCATATACTGGTGGCGATGGCGTTTCATTATTTAACACAGCTCACCCTCTTGTTTCTGGTAACACAAACAGCAACACTCAATCAACTGCAACAGATTTGAACGAAACTTCATTGGAAAATGCTGTTATTCAAATCGCTGCATGGACTGATGAGCGTGGTCTCTTGATTGCTGCTCAACCACGTAAACTTATTGTTCCACCAGCATTGCAATTCGTTGCAACTCGCTTGTTAGAAACTGAGTTACGTGTTGGTACAGCTGACAATGATATCAATGCAATTAAGAATAACGGTTCTATCCCAGAAGGTTACACAGTTAACCACTTCTTGACAGATACAAACGGTTATTTCTTAACAACTGATGTTCCTAACGGCATGAAGCACTTTGAACGTACTCCATTGTCTACATCTATGGATGGTGACTTTGATACAGGTAACGTTCGTTACAAGGCTCGTGAACGTTATTCATTTGGTTGGTCAGATCCTCTTGGTATGTGGGGTTCACCAGGTGCTTAATTAGCAACTGGCTATGTACTATTAAAGGGGCTTACTTAAAACGTAGGCCCTTTTTCTTTACCTGTTATTCATGGTTTTCTTGATGTTTGTTTTCATTCAATTTGAAATAATGCAGTTGTAGAGTGAAAACTCTATATAACTTAAGGAGAATATTATGAAAGCATGGACTAAACCAGCAGCAACAGAAATGAGATTTGGCTTTGAGGTGACGATGTACGTAATGAACAAGTAATAATTCTGTTCTAATTAGGGGACTAAATGTCCCCTTTTTCTTTTATATAATGTGCTATAATACTTGCAAATACTACCAATTCAGGTATTATTTGGGAATCCGGGTTACCCGGTTTATTAGACTGTCCCGGCAGACGCATATAAGACTAATAAATCTAACTTTATATGAAGGAAAATCATTATGTCAAGAACCACGTTCTCAGGCCCAGTTAAATCTGGTACTAATCGCTATGCTCCATACCAAAATGTAGGCACTACAGTAATAACTCAATCAGTTCCATTTACTTTTGATGCTACATTAACTCAAAACGCAACATTTTATATTCCAGCGGGATCTAAGATTCTTAATATGCAAGTTGATGTTATTACAGCATATGACTCAGCTACATCAGCTACTTTAACTGTTGGTAAAACTTCAGGCGGTACGCAATATGCTTCAGGCGTAAATGCTAAAACATCAGGTCGTACAACACCTACATTTACAACTACTCAGTTAACAAATTTTCAATCAACTCCAATTGATGTAGCAGCTTCAACTACAGGATCAGATGCTGTTTCAGCAATTGTAGTTACTATTACTTCAGTGGGTCAACCAACAGCGGGTACAGGTTTCTTTTCAATGCAATATATCCAATCTGACGACCGCGCAACATTTGGCACACAGTAATTAACTTAGGGGGCGCTTAGCCCCCACTTTTTAAAGGAATATATTATGTCAGGATGGACGTTAGTCGACGGAAATAATAATAAGTCTTTGCCATGGACAGGAACGAATAATACTGCGTATATTACTCCTGGTACCCAAACACAAGACCCAGTGGGAAAGTTCCGTGTTTCCCAACCACAAGCTTTAATTGATACAGACTTTGAATATGGTACTCAACCTACCAAATGGGAGTCAATTTCATTACAAAATAATAGACAAAGTGTTTATTACATACCTCAACAACCTTTAAACGTAACAAGCATTACAGGTACAACAACACTTACAATTACTGTGGCTGCTGCTATTACTATTGCTGCTGGTACACCAATTTATATTCAAAATGCTACTGATCCAAATGCTAACGGATGGTGGTATACAGATACAGGCGTTACAACAGGTACAACATTTACAATTATTCCTACTTCAGCATGTGCTGCTGGTGAAAAATTTAGCGCTACTTCAACTTATGTTTACTCTGGATATTTTTATTCTAATTGTGGTATCGCAGTTGGTTCTAATGCATTTGTAACATCAACTAACACAGTTACAGTAACAACAAGTAACCCACATGGTTTATCTGTAAATAGTTTAATTTATGTTAAAGGTTTAGGCGGGTCTCCCACTGCTGTTATGGGTGCATTTATAGTTGCTACTGTACCTACAGCTAATACGTTTACATATACATCAACAGGCGCAGCGGGTACTCCAACTAATGCCGCAGGCAATACATTTTTATATGCACGGCCAGCGGGTTATGTAGAGCCAAGAGCTTTTGATGGCGGCGTAGCATTCTCAGCAGGTGCAGCAGTACCAAATCAACAACTTATTAGACAAACACGTAGATATTTCCGTTATCAATCTGGTAAAGGTATTCAATTTTCTACAGGTTCATCATTAAAACCGACATTATTTGTTACTAGTGTTACATCAGCAACATCTACAGTTACAGTAAATACTCGTTATGCTCATAGCTTGGCAGTGGGTACAGTAATTCAAGTATCTGGTGTTGATCAAGCCGCATTTAATGGACAATGGACTATTGCTAGTGTACCTACACCAAATTCACTAACATATTCTGTATCTCCTACAGTTTTAGGTACAGTAACAGCTACTGGAGCACAAATTAGGGTTAATCCTATAAGTTGGTATGGTTCTAGTAATCGATTAGGTTTCTTTGACCAACAAAATGGACTATTTTTTGAATATGACGGTCAAACTTTATATGCTGTATGGCGTAGTAGTACAACACAAATTAATGGTAGCGTTTCTGTAACTCAAGGTTCAAGCGCAGTAACAGGTACTGGAACAGCATTTAGTAATCAGTTATCACCTGGTGATTTTATTGTAATTCGCGGCCAATCATATAAAGTAATTACTATTGCTAGTGATACATCAATGTTTATTAGCCCTGAATATCGAGGATCTACAATTGCAAATGCTGTTGTTTCTAAAACAATTGACACAAAAGTACCTCAATCAGCATGGTCTGATCCATTAGATGGTACAGGTTCTTCAGGTTACACACTTGATTTAACTAAAATGCAAATGTTTTATATTGATTATTCATGGTATGGTGCTGGATTTATTAGATGGGGTTTTAGAACATCTAAAGGCCAAATTACTTATGTTTACCAACAAACTAATAATAACCAACGTTTTGAAGCATATATGCGTTCAGGTAACATGGCAGCACATTATGAATCAAGCGGATTAGCTCCAATCACAACATTAACTGCAACTTTATCTTCTGCAACTACAACTTCAATGTCTGTAGGAAGTACAGCTTTATTACCATCTGCTGGTACAGTTAAAGTAAGTACTGCTACATCAACCGGTGCAATTGAACTTATTTCATATACTGGTAAAACAGCTACTACATTAACAGGTTTAACTAGAGGTGTAACGGGGGGTTCAGCAGCAACAACCTTTACTTATAGTGCAGCAGCTCCTATTAGTGTTGAATATGCTCTTAATGATACAGCAGCAGCGTTATCTCATTGGGGTTCATCTGTAATTATGGATGGCCAGTTTAATGACGATAAATCACTTATTTTTAACTATGGTACTACGACACAGTTACAATTAGCTTCATCAACTACTCAAGTAACTCCAATTATAGCAATACGTATTGCACCTTCAGTTGATAATGGTATTACGGGTTTATTAGGGGCTAAAGAAATTATTAACCGCATGCAATTACAATTAGTTGAGTTAGGTGTTCAAACTGATCTTCCTGTTTTAATTACTTTAATTTTAAATGGTTATGTTACAGGCGGTACATGGACAGCATTTACATCTCCTATATCAGGTGGTGGTACAAGTAGTGCATATACTTCTTCATTAGCTCAAGTAGCTGTAAACAGTTTAAATACAGGTACATGCACGGGGGGTGAATCAGTAGCGGCAGCGTTTACAAACACAAATGGACAAACAACACTAGACTTATCTCAAGTACGTGATCTTGGTAACTCAATCTTAGGAGGCGGTACAAGTAATACATTACCAACTTCTTATGCTGGTGTTTACCCAGATGGTCCTGATATTCTATATGTATGTGCCACTAATGTTGTAGGATCTGCAACTCCAAAAATCTTAGCTCGACTAAGTTGGAAAGAAGCTCAAGCATAATGGCTAAAAAAGGCGTATCTTTAGCAGTAGGTAGGGGTGAAAAACTCCCAGTATCACAAGGTGCTGGTCTTACTGCTAAGGGACGTGCTAAGTATAACAAAGCAACGGGGTCAAACTTAAAAGCCCCGCAACCCCAAGGTGGTCCACGTAAAAAGTCATTCTGTGCAAGGATGTCTGGCATGCCTGGCCCGATGAAAGATGAAAAAGGCAGACCTACTAGGAAAGCCGCATCACTAAAAAGGTGGAATTGTAAATGAGTGCAGAACGTGAAGTTATAGAACATGGTGTAGAAATTAAACATATTCAATCAGATGTAGATAGTATTATGGAAGATATGGAACAATTAAAAGCTCGTCTTGATGGTATTGAAAAGACACTAGAAGAAATTAAAGGCGGATGGAAAGTCTTTATTGCTATTGCTACTATTATTTCAGGTATTATTAGCTGGATGGTTACGCACTGGTTAGGAAAATAATATGCCAAGTAAATCTAAAGCGCAACATAATTTAATGGCAGCTGCGGCTCACAACCCAGCATTTGCTAAGAAGGTCGGTGTTCCTGTAAGTGTCGCTCAGGAATTTAACAAAGCGGACAAAGGTAAAAAATTTGGGGGTGGTGGTATGGCTAAATCAGATATGAAAGAAGATACAAAAATGGACATGGCTCAAGACAAAGCTATGATTAAAAAAGCATTTAAACAACATGACATGCAAGAACACAAAGGTGCTAAAGGCACTAAGTTAGCTCTTAAAAAAGGCGGTATGGCTAAAGGCTGTGGTTACGCTTCAGGCGGTAAAGTATCTCAACTAGCAAAAGCTAATGGTATTGCTGTTAAAGGTAAAACTAAAGGCACAATTATTTAAGGATATATCATGGCAGACAAAGATAAACAACCCAAACAAGCAGACTTTGATAAAGCTTGGGAAAATATGAAAACAGGTAAAACTGCACCTACAGAAA